CCGTCCTTCACTGATGATTATTGATGACCCCGAAGGCGATGATGCCGCGTATTCGTCAGCCCGGCGGGAAAGCGTGTGGGATTGGGCAACCAAAGGAGTGTTCAAGGCTGGTGACCGTTCCCCAGAAGTGGGAACGAACATCATCATGGGCGGCACGATGGTTCACCGTGAATGTCTGGTGGGGCGTTGCGCGAACCTGCCGGGCTGGGAAACCATGCTGTTCAAGTCCATAGAGTCTTGGCCTGTTCGTATGGACCTGTGGGATGAATGGGAACGCATCCTTCGCCGCAACCCAGCCACGGCGGAAATACACGCGTGGGATTTCTACCAGACACACAAGACGGAAATGGACCGTGGGGCGCGTGTGCTGTGGCCTGAAAACGAATCCTTGTATGACCTGATGATGATTCGCGCCACGGAAGGCACGCCAGCCTTTGAGTCAGAAAAACAGAACAACCCGGTTGACCCCAGCCGTTGCGAATGGCCACCGGATTACTTCAAGGATGTGTGGTTTGACGATTGGCCTGATGACTGTGAAGCCGTGGTGACAGCGCTTGACCCCAGCAAGGGCAAGGAAGCGAAGGCGGGCGATTATCAAGCCGTGGTCACCGCTGGTGTGAAGGGGCGGTTCATTTACGTTGACGCTGACATCAGGCGGCAAAGCGTCTTGGACATGATGGGAACTTTCCTTGACCATTGCACCACCTTCAAGTCAGACGTGGGCGTGGTTGAAGACGTGCAGTTTCAAGAACTGATTGTTCCGATGTGCGAAGACGAAGCGATTGCCCGCAAGCTGTTGGTTCCGCTTGAAGGGCTGTCCACCGGGAACAAGCCGAAGCTTCGCCGCATCCGGCGGCTTGGTCCATACGTCAACCGTGGGCGGTTCAAGTTCCGCCGTGGTTCCCCCGGTGCCGCGTTGCTGGTGCAACAGATGATGGACGTTCCCACGGGGGAATTCGATGACGGACCGGACGCGCTGGAAATGGCTATCCGAAGGCTTGCGTTGTTGCTGAACGGCGGCGATAATGACGGAAGTGACAACCCGTTCTAGGGGGCGTGTGCATGAAAGCGCTGATTGTGGCGGAATCCATTTTCGGGATAGCACTGATTGGGGCGTTCGTGACACTGGCTGTGTTCGGTGGCATCCACCTGTTCAGCACGGGCAACGCGGCGGGCTACACCCAGCGGCGGGAAGTCATCAGCGAAGCCTTCCCAGACATGCCGCCGGAAACGGTTGACTTCTGTGCCCGGTCCATGACGGACAGCCAAGCCGCACAAGCGGTGTGGGTCCAATACGGCAAGCTAAACGTGAAGTGAAGGCAACCAAGAAGGAGTGAACACACATGGCTTCCCTTGACCCCAAGGTGGTGATGCGAAGCGCTTCGGGTGCGAAGAAGACCCAGTTGATTGATATTCGTCACCCGGAGTGGTCAACCAACGTGAACAAGTGGAAGGAATGGCGGTTGGTGTACGAAGGGGGTGACGAATTCGTAAACGAATACACCCGGCGATACAGCAAGCGCGAACCCAAGGCGGAATTTGATGAACGCGTCAAGCTGACCTACAACCCCGGTGACGCAACCACGGTCATCAATGAAGTGCGGAACAAGATGATTGCCAAGCTTCCCGATGTGAACCGCACCGGGGATGCCATGTACGTTGACGCCATGAAGGAAGACGTTGACCTTTACGGTTCGTCCATGAACAGCTTCATGGGGCTTCAGGTGTTGCCGTTGCTGTTGGCACAACAGAAGCGCTTCATTGCCGTGGATGCCCCGCCCACCATCAGCCGGGGCATTCCGGTGACCAAGGCGGATGACGCGGGCAAGCCTTACCTGTACGCGGTTGGGGCTGAAGAAGTTCTGTCTTGGGCGTATCGTGATGACGGCGTGTTGGCATCCGTCTTGTTCCTGACCACGCAAGACGTGACGGACCCGGACACGGGACTGTTGATGGGCGTGGTTCCGTGCTTCCGTTTCATGCGGTTGTTGGAAGCCGGGGAAACATACGCGGGCGTTACGGGTCCGGGTGTTGCCGTGCGCGTGCTGGACAACAGAAACAAGGACATACAGGAACCCACGCTTTTGAAGTTGTCACGCATCCCGCTGGTAGAAGTGCGGTTGGTTGATTCCATGTTGCGGACCATTTCCCGAATGGCGATTGGTCTGTTGAACCTGTCCAGTTCTGACATGGCGTTCTTGTTCAAGGGCAACTTCCCAATCTATACCGAACAGTTTGACCCCACGGTGGGCACCATCAAGCCGCGTGCGTCAGCGGTTGAACGTCGTGACAGGCCAGTGAATCAGCCCGCACCCGTGGACGAAGCACAGACGCGGCACAGCAATGACGATGAACTTCCTGTGGGCGTCAACAAGGGCATCCGATACCGCAAGGGCACGGAACGCCCCGGATTCATCGGACCCGCACCCAGCAACCTTCAGGTCAGCATGGAGAAACAGCGCGGCATCAGCGAAAACATCCGCTTGCTTGCAACGCTGGCGCTGGCATCCATGTCCACGAAGGCACTGGAACAGTCAGGCAAGTCAAAGGAACTGGACAGGGATTCACTGGAAGCCGGGCTTGCCTACATCGGCAGCGAACTTCAGACCGCTGAACGTGGTGTTGCGTTGTTGTGGCATGAATTCTTGGGGATGCCGAACGCTGACTATGCGGTGAACTACCCCACGAACTGGCGCGTGCTGTCCACGGACGAACGCCTTGAACTGGCGGGCAAGTGGAAGACCATCAAGGGGGCTGTCCGTTCGGAAACGTATCAGAAGGAAATTGAAAAGCTGGTTGCTGATGTGGTCATCAGACCGAACGTGGACGATGAAACCATGCGGAAGGTCAACCAAGAAGTGGATGACGCTGAATGGTTTGACGACAGCCCGGAACGTGCGGAACAGTTGGGCAAGGATGTGACCAACCAAATCCTTGACACCGAGAAAGCGGCGGAACTTCGCGGCTTCGGTGCTGAAACGGCGCGGGCAGTCAAGGACGGTGAAGAAGACTTGGCTGAAGCGCTGTCCAAGGGGGCGTTGCCCACGGTGGCACAGAACCTACCGAACACCACGCCGATGAAGCCGCAAGACGCGGAAGCCGAAGACGAAGCTGAAGGGGTTCCCCCAGCCGGGGCGGTGGGGGGCGGTGAAGCGGCGGGGTAAGACATGGCACCGGGCGAATACGTGACCGTGACCGGCGGGGGGTATGGTGGGGGCTGTGTGTGTGGTGGCGGGTGCCGGGATGACTACCCGCCGGAAGCCCCGTGGAAGCCCCCGCCCACACGCACAGGGGTACGCTGGCGGGCGTTCGCGGGGGCGGGAAGGTCAGCACAGCCAAGACCCATCCCGCGTTCAATGGCGTGGCTGGGATTGCTGGCTTGCCGGGGGTAGTCATGGGGTTCTTCTTGGAAGGTTACGGGTGCCGCCGGTTGACGTGGAAGGCAATGGCACGGTGGCAGCGGAAGGCGTGGCACCGGGAGAATGACCGAAGGCGTTCGTGTGGTCTTCCCCAGTTGCCCAAGCCGTAGGGGTCATCCGTGCGAATCGTCACGTTGACAAACGCGGCTTATACCGGCTATGTCCTGAACTGGCTGGAAAGTATGCGGCGGGCTGGGATGTTGCGCGAACAGGTGACCGTGTATTGTACTGACGATGAATCCACCAAGGCGTTGTCTGGACACGTCAACACCGAACGGTTCACGGACGTGGGCGGATTGTCCACCGGGTTCCTGACGTGGGGGTCCGCACCGTGGAAGGTGTTCATGTGGTCCAAGCTGGAATTGATTACGCGGCTTCTTCAAGCCGGGGAACCCGTGTTCTTCAGTGACCCGGATGTGTTCTTTCATCGTGACCCGCGTGCGTGGTTTGACGTGAAGGGTGTGGACGTGGTGGCACAACAGCATCTTGAACGCGGGTATTCGTTCATGTGTGATGGGTTCTATTGCGCGTATCCAACCGAAGCCACACGCCGGTTGTTCAAGCCTTCGCGTGACGAATTCGGAAAGTGGTGCAACCAAGAAGAATTGCTGAACGCCCGGCTGGTGACCGAAGGCGTGAAGTGGCTGGGGCTGCCCACCAATCTGTTCCCTGATGGTTCCTTCGGTCCATCAACGGAAGGCTGGTGTTGCAAGTCAGGTGAACGGTACGTCACACACTTCAACTGTTACAACGGCGCGGAAAAGCTGGCGAAGATGAAGGCTTCCGGCTGTTGGGTTGTGGGGGAACCATGAACATCATTCACAACGCGTACCGGTTGCTTGTCTTCAAGGTGGGTGACACCCGGTGGTGTGGGTGGAAACACTTCCCGTTTATCGTGACGTGGGATGCGGTGACTCCACGCGTGACGGGTGACGAAATGGCGAACGTGGAACGCATCATCAAGCGCGGTGACGTGTTGCTGATGACGGCGGACGGGTACGCGTCCAATCTGGGGATTGGTGGCGGGCTGATACACGCGGCTTTGGTGGTGGACGATGCCGGGCACATCGTGGAAGCGCTGTCAGACGATGAAGGGGGCGTGGTCAAGCGGCACGTGCTGGACAGCATCCGGCACGCTGACCGGCTGGTGATTGTCCGCCCGGACTTGCACCCGCTGGAAGTTGACGCGGGCATCAATGAAGCGCTGACGCTGGCGGGCTTGCGCTATGACATCTACTTTTCGTTTGACATCCAAGAAGAACGCGAAGCGCTGAAGAAGGGTGACCGTGCTTCGGTCCGTGTCTGTTGCACGGAAGTTCCATATTTCGCGTATTACAATCACGTGGTTCACCTTGGACTGTACCGTCAGGTCAAGAAGACGTTCCTTCAAGGCGTGCTTCGGTTGCTGGGGCTGGTGGTTGGGGAAAAGGTCTTGACCGCTGATGACATTCTTGCCGCCGAAGGCATGAAGCTGGTGTGGTTATCCAGCGGGGCAACCCCGGCATGGTTTGCCACCAAGACCACGAACGAACGGTTGCTTCAGAAGGTCATGGGCTTCTACCGAACCAAGCGCTAGGGGGAATTGTGGCAAAGCTGACGGTGTATGAACGCACTGGTGGGGGCAAGGCTTATCTGTTCCATTGCCCCGGTTGCCGAAGCACCCACGTGTTCTATGTGGGCTGTCCGGGTATGCCGTCTTGGACGTTTGACGGTAACATGGACAAGCCCACGTTTTCACCTTCACTGTTGTGCAACCACACCACGCCGGGGAAGCGTTGTCATCTGTTCCTTCGTGAAGGCGTCATCCAATTTCTTTCAGACTGCGAACATGACCATTCCGGCAAGACCATTCCGCTTGATGACAATGGCTTGGGGGATTGATGCGTTACGTGACCGTGACAAACCGGGGCTATGCCGCGTATGTGCTGAACTGGCTGGTGTCAGTTCGCCGCGTGGGCATCAGCGTCAAGGATTGCCGGGTTTACTGCACGGACCACGAAGCCGCCGCGTTGCTGTCTTACACTGGCGTTGATTTGGAGTTGGTGCCCGGCAACCCCGGTGACTTCGCACGTGAACCCGGCTTTTGGATGAATGATGACTTCCGTTCCATGTGTTGGGCGAAGGTGGTTTGTCAGTGGAAAGAACTTCAGCGGGGTCAGCCGTTCGTGTACTCTGACGTTGACTTGGTGTTTCATGCAAACCCAAGCCTGTACCTGAACGGTGTCAGCGGGATTGACGTTGCGGCACAGGTTTCCGTTGAACCTGCCGGGCGGTTCAGGTTGTGCGGCGGGTTCCTGTACCTGTTGCCCACGGAGAACACACAGCGGTTGCTTCGGTACACGGAAGCTGACCGGGACACGTTCAAGAATGACGAAGTGTTGTTGAACAAACGTCTTGATGCTGACATGTCCATCCGATGGTTCGCGCTTCCGGCGGACAGGTTCCCCGATGGAAGCTACGGCGGAACATCTGAAGCGCGTGACCGATACGTGACGCACTTCAACCACATCAAGGGAACAACGGCGAAGTGGCGTAAGATGGTAACGCTGGGGCAATGGTTTGTTGATGCCGTTCCTGAAGGGTGTGTGAAATGAGTACGTTCACGGACATGGTGCTTGCCCGGCGGAAACGGTCTTGGGCACTGGAAGCCAAGGCATCCGCCAGCATCACGCGTGCGTTGTCCAGCGTGGCGACAGAAGCCAAGCGTCAGCTTGCCCGGATGGATGCGGGCTTTGCACCTGACGGGCATTTTCTGGACACGGCACAGGCGCGGCGTGCAGCGCAAGCGGCGATTGACGATGTAAAGGACACCATCAAAAGCGCGACAGCCAAGAGCGGGTTGATTCTGTCAGGGGTGAATGAAACCGCGTTCAATCAATCGCTTCTTGACGTGAACTACGCGATTGAAACCGCCACCGGGTTGAACGCTGACATGGGGGCTTCATTCAACCAAATCTTCCAACAGGCAGCGTATCAGGCACGGACGCGGGAAGTGATGGACGTGTCACCCATCCGGGCGTTCACGGGTACGGGCGCGTGGATGGAAGACCGCTACCGTGAAACCTTCATGGAAGCCGTGGTCAACGGTGAATCCGTTCAAGCCACGTCAAACAAGTTGCGGAAAATCAGCGGCATCACGGACCGGGCAGCGCAACGCATCACACGCACGAATGTTCAAGCGGCATTCAATGACGCACACCGGCTTGTGTACGAATCGAATGATGACCTGTTTGACGGGTTCATCTGGGTGTCAACGCTGGACGAACTGACAAGCCAGATATGCGCGGCACTTGACGGCAAGTTCTTCCCGCTGGGGTCAAGCCCGCCCGGACCCCCGGCACATCCCAACTGCCGGTCTGTGCTGGTGGGTCATTTCCGTGACCCGGACTTGCAAGCTGAACAGGAAAACGATGAACGGCGGGCGCGGCAGTTCACCCCGGAAGGTGACCGGTATCAGCCTGACAGCGGGGCGCTGGTGGGCACCGAACTAATTCCAGCGGACACCACGTATGATGAATGGTTGATGCAGCAACCCCCAGCCGTGACCCGGCAGGTTACCGGAAGCCGGTTGCGTGATGAATTCTGGCGCAACGGAACGCTTCAGCTTGAAGAACTTATCAACCCAGCAATGGAACCGCTGACGGATACGCAAGCCGTGCGGCGGGTGGCGTCCAAGTTCCCGGCGAACGCACACTATCAGGAACTTGCCAAGAAGTACGGCGTGACCCCGGTGGACTGGAAGACCATCCTGAAGGAAGACCGGGCGTTGATTCGGTCAAGCCCGCACACCCAGCCCAAGACGCTGAAGCCCAAGAAGAAACCGAAGCCGCCCGGACCCCAGCCATTGACGGAAACAGAGAAGGTTAAGATTAGCATTGAATCCGCCCCGGAGAAAGCCAAGGCTGATGACATCGTACAGTCAGGCAAGGACGCAAGCGCGGCACGCATTGAAGAAACCGTTCCAGACATTCCAGACGCGTACAAGTTTGGGCTGTCTGATGATTCTGCCCAAGAAGCAATGGCGCAAGTCATGGCGAACAAAGAAAAGAATCAGGTGGTGCAAGCAATCTTGAAGGGTGAAGACCCAAAGGATGCCGCGTACCGTATCGGGAAACAGTACGGACGTAAGTACACAGCCGCCGAAGTTGAAGAAATGAAACGGACAGCGCTGTCACTTCAGTACCGGGCGCAAACGGAAACGCTGAAGATAAACGAAGCCCACTACATCAAGCGGATGGATGAAGCGGAACTGAAGACCAAGTTCGCCAAGGGGTCACAGGTCCAGCTTGACGCATTGACGGACGTGTACGAATCTGAACAGACTGCCGCGTATAACATGCAAGGACGGTTGACCATTCCGAAGGCTGGCGAAGCTGAAGTTCACATTGAATTCTATGACAAGAACAACAAACTGGTGGGGGCGAAAGCGTACAGTGAACGCTACCTTGCACGCGGCAGCCGATGGGAAGTCACGGATGTGGTGGAAGGCAAGTCAAAGATGGGGGATACCCGGTACACGGTCAAGATGCGTCAGCTTGATGACGTGAAGCCGCCGTGGTATTCAATGGACGAATTTGCCAAGGAAGAACAAGACTACCTGCGAATGATGGGGTTAGACAAGACCGGCATCACGCGTGCTGAATACAACGCCATGAAGAAGGAATTTGATGACTTGATTTTGTGGCGCGGGGAAATGAACAAGGTTCCACCGCCACCCATGCCGCTGAACCCCGGTGACATTTGGCGTGACAACATGACAAACCCGAACCTGTTGGGCACGCGGTTCATGGAAGCCGGGTCACGCAACATGGAAATGGAATATGCCGCCCGGTCCAAGTTGGCAATGTATCGGGCGCAAAAGGAAATGGACGCGCTGGGACTGACTACTGACTTCATTGTGAACAACCCAGAACTGGCAGCGCAACGCATCATTCAAGAAATGGCGCGGCTGAACAAGTCAGCGGACCAACTGGACATCATTGACCTTCTGGTGGACAAAGCGCGTAAAGGAATCGGACACGCCACGTCTTTCTATTCCCCAGAAGGAAAGTTCGGCGGCGATTTGGAAGCGGCATTGTCGGTGTTCCGCAAGCACCTTGAAACCATGCCAGCCAATCAGCTTTCAACCAAGTCCGTTCAGTCACTTCGGTGGACCGGTAAGCACGGGGTGCGGTCCGGGTGGTCACCGTCAGCGAATGCGATTGAAGTAAATAGCAGCACGGAAGGACGTGAATTAATCCATGAGTTCAACCACCCGTTTGAAGTTCACAACAACTTCGGTGGGTTGAGTGCCGGGCAGCGTGACAGTTACTTTTCAGGGACGCCGTTCAATGAGTGGGAAATCCGTGAAATGAACACGGGTGAATACACCATGAACGCGGGGAAGATTTGGAGTGACTACACGGCACGGTCTTACAGCACCATGATTGAAGCGAACGAATACACGGAGATAATGACCAAGGTTGGCGATTCCTTACACATCATCGGACAGAACATCCACGTGCCGAAGGAATACCGTGATGACGCGTTGAAGATGTTCCGGCGGAACCCGGAGTTGCTTCGGTTCTATTGGGCACTTCTAAGGAACATGGCACGATGAAACCCTACGTTGCCCCACCTTGGCCGAAGACCGGTCAGCGCTTGGTCATTGACCTGAAGATGCCTGACGGCACCCCCGGAAGTGTCACGTATTTGCTTACCAGTAACACCTTGAACGGGAAGGTGGAAGCGGTTAATATTCCAGTAGATGGAATCCGCCGGGAGTTTACCCGCCAGTTGACGGCGGGGGTCTTACACATCCTTGGTGGGTCATACCCAACCGGACCGGCTGAAGGGTACTTGGAGTGTGTCACGGAAGCGCTGTTCAAGTTGCGGAAGCGCTGGCCGAAGTTCCAAGTGACTTCCCGAATCCCAAGGGTGCAAGACCGTGACCCAAAGGGGATGATACACTAATGCCTACGCTTCCAACCGTTCCCTACGCTGACACCACCTATGCCGCCGCGTACATGGCTGAACGCCTTGGAACCACGGCGTGGGATTCCGCGTCATCCGGCGACAAAGACAAAGCGCTGAAGCACGGCACCCGGATGATTGACACCCTTGCCTTTGCCGGGGAAAAGAATGACGTTGCCCAAGCCCGTGAATTCCCCCGGTGCGGTGACGCTGACATTCCCGAAGCGGTCAAAGACGCGTGTTGTGAAGTGGCGCTTGCGTTGTTGGCTGGCAAGCTGTTGGAGAACACCGAAGAACGCGGCAACATCACATCCGAATCAATCGGTGACGTGTCCGCCAGTTACGGCGAAGGTGGTGCCGGTGGCGTGACGGCGAACCATGCCGGTCTTCCCAGCGCGGAAGCGTACCGGTTGCTTGCCCCGTGGTTGATTGATGAACGGCGGATTCACTTGGACCGTGCCGGGTGAACGCTGCCGTGTAACTGGAAGCACGGAAGGAGTAGGCACAATGGCGACAGACGCCAACATGCCGGTACCGGTGAAGATGGTTCCCATTGAAGGCAAGGGACCAACCGGAACCCCGAAGGTGGGAACCGCTGTTCCCAGCAACCCGGCGGCAGCCGCAAAGCAAGGCGCGGATTCCGCCAAAAACCCGCCGAAGTAGTTTGACGGTGGCGGGCAGTAAAAGCGTTTCCGGTGCTGACGCTTAACAAGCACCCAAGCCCTACCGCCGGGCGCAATGGGCGGGAACGGAAACCCATCAGGGGGATTGAATCATGGACCGAATGGCTTGGTTGAATGAAAAGCTGTGTGGGCGCTGTCACTTCTTCGTGTCACCCGTGTTGCTGTTTCCTGACGCGGATGGTTCGGGCGGTGGCGGTGGTGCTGGCGCGGGTTCCGGTGAAGGTGCCGGGGCGGGCGCTGGCGGTGGCGCGGCTGGTGGCACCCCCAGCGGGGGCGCTGGTGGCGCGGGCGGTGGCGGGCACGCGGGCGGGGGCGCGGGCGCGAATGCAGACGCGAACCGACGCTTCACCCAAGAAGAAGTCAACCGCATCGTGGCACAGAACAAGCGCGACATGACCCAGCGGCACCTTGAAGAAGTTCAGCGGTTGCAACAGAACCAAGCCTTGACCGCTGAAGACCGGGCACGGCTGGAAGCCCGGCAACAGGAACTTGAAACCGAACTGATGACCCGCGAAGAACGGGCGAAGAAGGAGATTGAAAAGGTTCGGAATGAAAGTTCTGAACGCATCAAAGCGGCGGACGCGAAGGCTGCCCAGAACTGGAACCTGTTCACCCGGAATCTGGTGAATGTGGCAGTTGCGTCAGCGGCGACAGCACATAAGGCATACAACTTGAAACAGGTGGAAGCCTTGGTTGCCCCGTTGTGTGAAGTGGTTGAGTTGAAGGACAAGAAGCTTCAGCCCACCGGGGAATTCCAAGTCTTGGTCCGGGTCAGGGAAGTGGACAAAGACGGCACCGTGGTTGATACCACGATGCCGGTTGACAAGTACCTTGAAACGCTGAAGGAACGGGAAGAATTCGCAAACCTGTTCCTGTCAGACAGACCCGGCGGGACTGGCTTCCGTCCGGGCACTGGCGGCAAGGCTGCCGCAAACAAGGACATGTCAGCAACCCAGAAGATTTCAGCGGGCTTGACCGCACAGCGCTAGGGTTCGCTGAACAGATAACAAGGAGTTGACGCAATGCCTCTTTTGACCGTGGAAGCTGAAAAGCTTTCCAATGACATGCTTCGGCAAGGCATCTTGGAGAACGTGATTACTTCCGATGAAGTCTTCGCGCTTCTCCCGTTCCTGCCCATCAACGGCAAGGCTTACGTTTACAACCGTGAAAACAGCCTTGGTTCCGCGTCCTTCACGGACACCGATGACACCATCACCGAATCGGCGGCAACCTTCACGAAAATCACCACCACGCTGAAGCGTTGCATTGGTGACGTGGACGTGGATGACTTCCTTGAAGGCACCATGTCTGACGCGAACGACCAAGCCGCCGTCCAAATCAGCAAGAAAGCAAAGGTGGTTGGGCGCACCTATGCGGACCGGCTGATTAACGGTGACGCCACGGTCAACGCCAAGGAGTTCACCGGCATCCGTGGGCTGTGTGCGTCCAGCCAGAAGTTCACGGCAGCCGTTGCCGGTGAAGCGCTGTCCTATGCGCACCTTGACCGGCTGATGGACTTGGTGAAGGTGGGCAACCAACGGGTGTTCGTGATGAACAGCCGAACGCTTCGGGCTTACTTCGCACTGTGCCGGGCGCTTGGCGGCACGGACCCCCAGCACGTGGCAATTCCCGGCATCACTTCGCAGGTTCCCACGTACCGGGGCATTCCCATCCTGAAGAACGATTACGTTCCGGTTGACCAAAGTTCCACGGGTCAGTCTTTGGCAGCCACCAGCGCTTGGACGGCGGGCGCTGTCATCACGCTGGGGATGTGGCGCAAGCCCACGGTTGCGAACGGTTACGTGTACGTTTGCACCACGGCGGGCACCACGCACAGCGCTGAACCCACGTGGGGCACCACGCCGGGCGGCACCACGGCGGAAGGTTCGGGAACCTGTGTATGGACCTGTTACGCGGCGTCCATGACCCAGATTATCCTTGCGGGTCTGGACGAAAACGAAGGCGTTGCGGGACTCATGGCACAGAATCAGGCGGGCATTGAAGTCAAGCTGGTGGGTCCGGTCCAGAACAAGGACGCCACCCGCTACCGCGTGCGCTGGTACTGTGGCCTTGCCCTTCATTCGGAACTGGCGTTGTCACTGGCAAACGGAATCAACAACTAACCGGGCAACCGGTGGCACGGGCTGGACGTGGATAAAGTTCCAGCCCGTGCCCGTGGTTTCCCCCAGAAGGGGGCACCCACGGGCACGAAGGAACCGGAACCGTTCAAGGAGAAACGAAAATGCCAGCGGGATACCTGAACATGACCAAGAGTTTTGCAATGGTGGAAAGTGACGCCACGGAACGGCTAGTTGATTTACCCGGCATGTGTTCCGTGATGAACGTGGGGGCGGCTGAAGTCTTCGCGGGGTCACAGCCCGGACTTCCCACCACGAAGGTTCAGGCTGACGGGGCAATCTTCTTGCCGGTGAACGTGCCGGTGCCGTTGCCGCGTGAAGTGCGGAAGCTGTATCACAAGACCGCAAGCGGCACGGCTGTTCTGTTGGTCATGGTGGACGTGCGCTAACGCGTTCCTTCCCCAGCGGGGGAACCGGGGGTGTGCATGTCGCTTCAGGAATGCCGAAGGATATTCGGACGCCTTGACCGGCGCTTGTACGCGTGGAAAAGCGTATGGACGCCGTTGATGTTATCCGGTGCCACCAAGAAAATTCCAAGTGGGGCAAACGCGCTTGGGTCATGGTGGCCTATGTGGCGTCAACGTCCGTGGTCAGACGGGCAGAAAATCAGCATCGTCTATGATGACGGAATCAACCAAGGCGGAACCGGGCGAATCTACACACAGGCAACCGTCACGAATCAACCCACGTGGTTGGGTAGTCAAGGCACACCATACTTTGACGGTGGTGATTGGCTGTTCAGAACCGGAACCACGATGAACCCATCAGCACAGACACGGCTTTTGATGTGGGCGGTTGTTGGGCGTGTTGGGCAAGCGTATTCTGAAACCATCTTCAACGTGGGCGGGTGGTCTTCCACGATTGGGTACAAGTTTGGGCGTGATGCCGGTGGTGACAAGTGGGAACTACACGCCGGGAACGGGTACGGTCCATCCGCTGTGAAAGTCATGGGCACGCGAACGCAAGACGTTGCGTATCTGGTGGCGGGGATTGATACGGTCAGCGGCGGATTCATGCGCGAAAACGGTGTGGACAGAACAACCACGCTTGTCAACGGTGTGTTCCCGGCACGCACGGCAACAACCGGATACATCGGACAAAGCGCACTGTCGGGCGGTGAACGCTGGGTGGGTGCGATTGCGGAACTTGGGTACGTTGCCGGGTACGATGACCAAGACATTGAACAGCTTGAAAAGTACCTGAAGACCTTTTACGGGTTTTAGGGGATGACATGTCAGACGCCCGGAGAACTTTTGGACTGACTGACAGACGTGTACGTCTGTGGAAGTCCGCATGGTCACCACGAATGATTTCGGGTGTGTGGGCGTGGTGGCCTATGTGGTCACAGCGCGGGTGGAGTCACGGACAGAAAATCAACACGGTCTATGATGCTGGACCGAATGGGTTCCATCTGGCGCAAGCAACAGAAACACGAAAGCCTTCGTGGGAAGGAAGCCAAAGCACCCCGTATTTTGACGGCGGTGACATGCTTGAACGTCTTGGTGTTTCGCTTGTCACCACGAAGCTTCTTCTGTGGGCTGTCATTGGTGATGTGAACACATATCAGTATCCTAAGATTTGGAACTTGAAGGATTGGGCATCGTCAGGCGCGTATTCATGCGAACCTAACAGGACGGCAAACAACTGGAAGCTGTACGGGAACGGGTATTCTGGAAGTCCGTACACACAGGGAAACAAGACACAGAACATTGCGTTCATCGTCATTGCAATCAACAACATTGCCGGTCAAGGCTTCTTCCGTGAAAACGGTGTGGACAGAACCACGGCGAACACGGGCGGAACAATGGCTTCAATTTCAAGTCAGGCAATGCGGATTGGTTCGCGTCAGGCTGCCGGTGAAGGATGGATTGGGGCGATTGCGGAAATGGGGCTTGCAACCGATTGGACACAGGCGGACGTTGAACAGTTGGAAAAGTACCTGAAATCCTTCTACGGATTTTGAGGGGATGACATGTCAGACGCACGGAGAACCTTCGGACTGACTGACCGGCGGGTCCGGTTGTGGAAGTCCGCTTGGTCACCCCGGATGATGCAAGGCACGCTGTGGGCGTGGTGGCCTATGTGGTGTCAGCGTGGGTGGTCACACGGTGCCAAGGTCAACATCGTCTATGACCACGGACCGAACGGGTACTATGTTTATAAGAATGTTGAAACCGAAAAGCCCACGTGGGAAGGAAGCTATGGGGTTCCGCTGTTTGACGGGAATGACCGGATGTATCAGGGAACACCCATCATCCCGGTGATGAACGGCGCGTCTTATGACCGCTTGCTGTCATGGGCTGTTGTTCACAATCTGGTGGGGCTAACATCCGCAAAGATTTGGGGTCATCATAATTGGACCGGCAACGCGGGAACCGCGTTAGGCTGCAACACCGGGTATCGTGGGTGGGAATTTGCGGCAACAAACGGGTGGAACGATTCACCCGGACCCAGCACATTCGGACCGAAGACCGTTGACGTTGCATACATCGTGTGTAGCGCTGGGAAGACGCTGGCGGATTGCTTCGTCAGGGAATGCGGGATTGACCGAACCACCCACCGCAACCCGGCGGCAATGGTGAACCGAAGCGGCGGGCTTCACATAGGCGCGAACGCGCTGGGTGCCGAACAGTGGCGCGGCGGAATCGCGGAAGTTGGTGCCGTGTTGAACCACACGGACCAAGACCTTGAACAGTTGGAAAAGTACCTGAAATCTTTTTACGGATTCTAGGGGGTGTGACGTGGCGAACATTGTGATTCCGGCGGAACTTCTTCAACGCTTGGCACAGCGCGGGTGGATTGTGTTCACCACGCGGGCGCAAGCGCAAGCGCGGGCGGACGCGTTGAACACCGAAGCCCGGACCGTGTTAGGACTAGACGCGGAAACCCAATACACGGAAGTCAGGGAACACCCAACAGACCCGGCGAAGTTTGCGATACGTGTGGAAGACGACATGTATCCGCACCTGACACCGGATGACCTGTTAGAATTCGTGAACCAACTGTCACCGGATTGGGAACCGGTCACGGATTACAACAGCTAACGCATCCGGGGCACCGGAAAGGATTGACACCAATGGACGAAACAACCCGGATGCGTGAAGAACTGGAAACCCTTCGGTCACAGCAACACCGGCAGGAAGCGGAATGGCGTGTTCAGGTAACGGCGGACATCAAGGAGTTGAAGGCCCAAGTGGTCAACCTTGCTTCCGAAGTTAAAGGCTACCATCAGAACACGTGTGCCAAAGTGGAACGCGTTGAAGTTGCCGTTGAAGACCACAAGAAAGTTCTGTTCGGGGGTGACACCCCAGACAAGGGCTTGGTGGTCAGACTGGACAGGATTGAACAGCTTGCCGCAACCCAGACCCGGCTTTTGTGGCTGTTTGCTGGGGCACTGGTTACCATATCGGCAACCGTGGTGTGGCAGTTAGTCCAGCACGTTGTCAGGAACGGTGTAACACCGTAAAGGAGAAACCGGACATGGGAAGAATCAAGGTCACCATCGGGCTGAAGCACTTCACGGAACACGCCGGGGGCGTGAACTTCGTGGATAGTGTGGGATACATTGAAGAAGACCCGCTGACTTACCCGCGAATCCGGGCACGGTTGGAAGCGTGCTTTCCCGGCACCGTGTTTGAACCCGAACCGGACGGACCCCCACCCGTTCCGGTAGCATCCACCGTGCCCGGTACACCCCCAGTACCGGCAATCCCCCAGCCTGAACCCGAAGTTCCCCAGCCAGCGGAACCCGAAGAAGTGAAGGTCAAGGTTGTGCGTGAAGGCGGCAAGGTCAAGGCTGTGGTGCCAAGGAAACGTTAACATGATTCCGTTGCGTCAACCCCACGTTGTTGACCTGTTCCGCCCGGTGGCGTCAAAGACCACGGAGAACGCCACGGTGTTGACGTATCCGGGCACGGCAACCCGCCGGGTGTACGGGTTCCTTCAGCAACGCGGCGGTGAAGCCACAAGCACGTCAGACGGTCAAGTGTACGCGTATGATTCCACGTTCTTCACGCGTGAAACTGACGTGTTGGTGGATGACATGCTTGTTTCAACCGTGGTTGGGCTGTCTGGGAAGTTCCGGGTGATTGGCGTGGAAGCCAAGCATGACATCTTGGGCGTGTTCAATCACCTTCAGGTTGCGCTAGTCAAGGAAATCAAACGATGACCCCAGACTTTGGAATCTACCAGCGGGTCAAGGCTGTGCTTGCGGGAACGTCAGCAATCACATCCTTCCCGGTCCATGCGGACAACATCCGCCCCACGGATGACCTTCAGGAACCGAAGCCGGGCGCGTTGATTACCTTCGGGTGGGATGATTACGCGCTTGACCTGAAGACGCTGAAGGCTTCCGGGGTGTTCACGGTGAACGTGGAAAGTGAAGTCAGCAAGCCGAAGGCGCAAGAACTGGCGTCCTTGGTGCGTGCCGCGTTGACGGCGCGTTCCATCACGGGTGACCGTTCCGTCACGGTGGTGGGCTTCTTCAAGGAACGAAGCGGAACCACGGACGCGGGCACGTCACCCAGCGGGCGGTTTGCGGTTGCGTTGTCTTACGATGTGCGGGCAATTAAAGTGTAAGGGCTGAAGGATGCCAGCACCGAACGCATTCTTCAAGAAGGTCAAGCACCCCGGCATCAAGGGGCAGCCCTACCTATTGCCCGCACACGCACGGGCGGTTAAGCTGTTGAAGGAGAAGTTGATACCACAAGCGGTGAAGAAGGGGGCGAAAAGCGGAAAGCTGGCCGAAGCTTTGGATTGGGCAGTCAGAGCGGCGGCTTTCTCTGCACAGCAATCCGCTGTTAGGCGTGCCCCCGTGCGGACCGGACGCTTGCGGGCTTCGTTGAATGTGCAGCGGCGGAAACCGCTGTACTACACTGTGGGAACTAATGTCGTTTACGCTAGGGTTGTTGAGTTCGGCACGAAGAAGAAAGACTACCCCATCAGGCCGAAGAAGCCCGGCGGGATTCTTGCTTTCTACTGGCCGAAGTTCAAGAAGCGTAAGCGCAAGAAGACAAGGAGAACGTAACCGTGGGTTTCTTCCAAAACGGAAGCGCTTCCAATTACACGATTGGCGGCGCACGCTTTTGGTTCAATGAAGATGTTGACCTTACGTTGACCCCGCCCCGGCGGAAAGGTTACCGGGACATGGGCAACGTGGTTGAACACTCTTTTGACCAAGAGAAAGAAGTGTTGGACCACTACACCGCACGAAGCGGCACGCGCAAGAAAGACCGTTCCATTGTCCGTCAGATTGGTGAAAGCCTGTTGCTGACCTTGGATGAACTGTCAGTGGAAAACCTGAAACAGTTCTTCAGGGGCGACACGGTGACGGACATTGCCGCCGGGACAGGAACCGGAACGGTCACGGACGAAGTGGCACAGTTGAACACTGACGAAGTGGTTCCGCTGGCTGAAGGCTACAACGCGGGAACCATCGTGGTGAAGGACATCACCGGGGTAACCACCTACATCCTGAACACCGATTACACGGTTGTTGACGTAATCGGCGGGTACAAGGGTGTGAAGTTCAAGAGCGGCGGCACCTTGGTTGCCGGTTCCTTCGTTCGTATCAGCTACGTCTTTGATGAACGGGTGGCAAAGCAGTTCAGCCCACAGACGAAGCTGACCCGCGAAGGTCAAGCGCTGTTCTTCGGCGTGTCTGACACCGGGAACGAATTCATTCGTTCTTGGAACCGTGTCAGCGTTGACCCGGAAGGGTCTTTCAACATCAATTCGGAAGATTGGTCAAGCTTCCAGTTGCGCGTTGAAATCCTTGACGACACGGAAGCCACGCCCACCGCACCGTTCGGTCTGTTCACCCACTACGGCGTGGGCACGGACCTGTAAGGCTGGGGTCAACCCCAGAAGTGGAACCCGTGGGGCTGGCATCAAACCCAGCCCCACACATTGAAGGAGAACACGAACGTGGGGGAGAAAGACAAGAAGGACACGGTGAAGGACAGGCTTCAGGAAGCAATGGAGAACCGAAGCCAAGACCTGACGCTATCCGATGGGCGGAAGCTGACCGTGATGAAATGGCCGTGGCGGTTGGGCTTGCTTCTGTCCGCCAAGATGCTTGAAGCCGTGCGGTCTTGGGTGGTCAGCAAGAACCTGACGGAAGAAGCGTTGATGAAGCTTCCGTTCCAAGACATCGTGAAGGAACACAGCAACACACTGGGTGACGTGCTGGCGGAAACGGTGAAGAACGGGAACTTCACCACGAAGGAAGAAGCAATTCAGTTTGTTGAAGCGCTTCCATACGATGACTTCGTGAAGCTGGTGCAACTGGTGATGATGCAGAATTTTGTCCCTTTAAGGGAAGTGTTCAGCACCGTGATGAAGCTGGTAAAAAGCGCGGGCAAGCAAGCAATCCCGCTGACATAAATGCGGACATGCTTGCCACCTTGCTTCATGCTGGACACGATTACAGCGCGTTGATGGACGAATACACGCCGGAAGAAGTGAAGCTTCATTATCTGGCGTGGCTTCGGTTGGATGCCCGCGAACGGCGTGACCGGGTGCTTGACATGGCGATTGCCGGAAGCGCTAACCGCCGGGCGGTTGCGCGACACATCCGGCGGTTGAATGATGTAGGGAAGCACACGGAGAAGGTACACGCGGAAGCGGAAGAAGTGAAGACACCGAAGAAGCGTCAGTTTAACCAAGCTGACTTCTTCGGCAGTCTAGCCTACTTGCGGAAGAAGCGAAGGTGACGAATGGCTGACACGGTTGAAACCTCCCTTGTGGGAATTGGTGTTGACCCGGCTTCCGTCATTAAGTTCTTGAAGGACATGGAAGCCGCCAAGGAAAAGGGTGGCGGCACCGTCAAACTGTCTATTGAAGCTGAAGGTGGGGAATCCCTGAACCAAGTCAGCGCTTCCGTTGAATCCATCGGTCAGGAAGCAACCAAAGCCGGGGATGACATCAGCAAGGGGATGGAAGACGCGGCGTCTTCCGCTGGTGAACTTCAGACCGGGCTTCTTGCCGTGGCTGGTGCGGCGGCTGGTATCGGCATTGCGTTCGCGCTGTTAAGCAAGGAAGCGGCATCCGATGAACAAGCGCTTCGGAAGCTTCAAGTGGTCATGGGTGACCTGTCCAAAGAAGCTGAAGCGTTTTCCGCAACGTGGGCGGAAGCCACCGGGCGGCAGGAAGGCGAAGTTCAGGCAACCGTTGCACAAGCACAGCTTCTTCTTGAAACCTTTGGACTAAGCCGGGAAGAAGCGTTCAAGTTCTCAAAGGAATTAGTCAAGGGTGCAACGGACGCAACGGCTGTGCTGGGTGGTGACCTTGGCGGGGCAGTTGAGGAAATCGCACGTGGTCTAATCAGGGGTGGGGCAGCGCTGAAGTCATACGGTATTGATGTGAGTGAAGCCCGCGTTCAACAGACCGCAATGGAACAGGGGCTTCTTGACGCAAGCGGCAAGATGGATGAAACCACGGAATCAACCATCAAGCTTCAGCTTGCCGTTGCGGACCTTCAGAAGCGCTTCGGTGGGGCGGCAACATCGGACACCAAGACCTTCGCGGAATCGTGGCGGGCGTTGAAAGACCTTCTAACGGAAACCGCGTCAACCTTCGGTCAGTTCGTCAATGAAGCCGTGGCACCGTTCATCAAGGGGTTGACTTCCGTTGTCAAATCGGTCCGGGCGTGGGCTGCCGCAAACCCGGTGTTGATTTCCACGCTTGTGAAGATTGGTCTTGCCTTGGTTCCGATTGGATTGGCAGCGGCGGCACTGGTGGGCACGGTGGCGGCTGTGTCCTTCGCGTGGAAACAGTACGCGGCGGCTGTGACGCTGGCGCAAGCGGCAACGCTGTTGCTGTCCACAGCGTTCACCGCCAGCACGGCAGCCACCACCGCCAACACGGCAGCGCTATCAGCAAACGCGGCAATGCAAAAGAGTGCCGCCACCAGCGGGCTTGTCACGGTCATCAGTAAAATCCGCGCAATCCTTGCGGTGACCACCGGGGAACTGATTGCCAACACACGGGCGTGGATTGCGAACGCTGCCGCACAGCTTGGGGTCAAGGGGGCAAGCCTTGGCGGAACGCTGTCAAGCCTTGCCCAAGGTTTCGCGGTGTTCACCGGGAACATCATCGGGTCAACCGTGGCACTGGCAACCGGGAAGATTGGGTTGACGGCATTCACGGCACAGGTAACCGGCGGGATGCTTCCAGCCTTGACCGCATCCGTTGCCAGTCTTAGCGCTTTGGGTGTGGCTGCCGCTGGCCTTGCCGTGGCATTCGTGGGCTTCAAGGTTGGTGGATACATTGAAGAATGGTTGGGACTGGCTGACGCACAGGAACGCGTTCAGAAGGGAACCGCAACGCTTGGCGATACCATCAAGTCAAAGCTGGTTGATGGGCTGTTGCTGGCAATCGGTCCGATTGGTTGGGCGGGGCTGGCATGGAAGAAGTATTACGAATATCAGGCGGAAGCAAACCGTGAAGCACAGAAGCGGGACATTGAAGAATCACTGAAGCAATTCAACCCCGAACAAATCCGGCTTTACAACCAATACCTGAAGGAAGGCATGGTTGATTGGCGGGCGTTGAAGGCTGCCGTGAACGATACCGCCGGGCAGATTACCCGGTTTCAGTTCTTGCTTGGTCAGAAGCGGTCTGGTGCCAAGCTGACCGATGACCAACTGATTGAACTGGAAGCACGGTATGACCAACTTTCAACGTCCGTCAAGGGGTTCGCTGACCAATACGCGGCGGCAATGGGGCGGGTGGTTACGGTCAACGGTCAAGCGGTGCTGACGTTCAGCGGGGCGAATGCCATACTGAAAAAGACCGCTGACGAATTTGAAAAAGCCAAGACCGCACTTGGCGGCGAACAGGTGAAAATCAATCTGGGTGAAGGCGGGGCTGAAGCGGTCAAAGCCCTTGATGATTTGGGTAAGACACTGGAACTGTTTGACCAACGGGCAAAGGCACACGTTGCCATTGTGGATGAACTGAACAAAAAACAGCCCACGTCAAACCTTGACCTTTCCCCCCAGATTGCGGCACAGAAGACGGCACTTGCCGAACTGTCCCGGCTGGCACAACAGGCAGCGGACCAACAGGCGCGAATCATTGAAGCGTCAATGGTGAAACAGATTGACGCGGCAAAGAAGTTCCGTGATGAAGAAGTAGCTGTTGCCACGAAGCGCAAAGACGATTTGGTCAAGATTGAACAGGAAAAAGTTGACCGCATCAAGGAACAGCTTGACCGGGAAACCGGCATCAGGGAAGCGGCAAACCAGAAGGCGCAAGACTTTGTTGCCCGGCTTCTTCAGGATGAACTTCGGCGCAAGAACGCACAAGCGGCGGACATTCAACAACTGGCCGAAAGCGCGGCGGCTTCGCTGAAGGATGTGGACAACCAAAACCTTCGGGCGCAAGCGCTGGAACTGGTGACCAAGCGCATTCAGGAATTGACCCAAGCCACACAAGAAGAAATCAACCTGAAGAAGACGCTTGCCAGTCAGACGAAGGACGAAACGAACGCGGCGAATGAACTGGCGAAAGCCAAGGAAGCCGAAGCCAAGGCGAAGGCTGAACTGTCCAAGGTTCCCGCCGGGGAAGACACGGAAGCACAGACAGAAGCCGTGAAGCGGGCGGCTGAAGCCACGCTTGCGGCACAAGAGAAGCTGAACGAAGAACAGGCGAAGACCAAACAGCTTCAAGCTGACCTTGCCGCCGAAGAACAGAAGCGGGCGGACGCGGCGAAGTTCGCGGAACAGGAAATTGCCCGGCTGTACGCGACAAGCGCGAAGCAAGCGGAAGACGCGGCGGCACGTCAGACCAAGATTACCGAACTTCAGAAACAACAGCTTGAAGCACAACAGAAAATCAACACAGCGGAAGAAGCGTACAAGACCGCTGTGGAAGCAAGCAACGCGGCGTTTGACGCCAAGGTTGCGGCAGCCAAGGAACTTCTTGCGGTTCTGTTGAAGATGGTTGAAGCTGAAAAACAACTGGTGGTTGCCCGTGCGTCCGGTGACCAATCGTCAGTGAAGGCAGCGGAACAAACCGTTCAGACTGCACAGACTGCTGTTCAACAACAGGTCAAGACCCAGCAACCAACCCAGCAAGCGGAACAAGCGGCGGGTGCGTTTGACGCCTTGGCGCAACAGTACGCGACACAGTTCAAGGAAGCCGTGGATGCGGCAGCCGCTAAGGTTGAAGCGTCAGCGGCAGCGGTGGCGAAGGCTGACGAAGCGTTCACCGCCGCTGATGTTCGCTTGGCTGCCGTTGAACAGGAACTAAAGTCATCGGAAGAAACGCTGACGGCGCAAGCGGCAGCCGTTGCGCAAGTCACCCAGACGGTGGACGCGGCAAGCGCGGGGATTCAAGCGAACGCGGCGAACATGACCCCGGCAATCCTGAACATCGGGAACCAACTTGCCGCCGTCAATGAAAGCCTGAAGCCCACGTCAAAGGCTGTGGTTGATGTGTCAACGTCCGCAACAGCGGTCAGCACCAGCGTTCAGAACATGGGGCGAATGGTGGTTGACGCAATGCAAAAAACGAAGACCCAGCTTGACACGCAAAAGAAATCACTTGACGCGTTAAGCGCCAAGGTTGCCGCGTTAATGGCAAGTAGTAGCGGAAGCGGGGAAGTTGCGGCAACTGGAAACTAACGGGGGCACACATGCCAGCGTCAAGCATGGACGGTGTTCGGAAGTGGAAGTTCACACCCGCCGGGGGAACGGCGGTTGGGCTGGACGGAACTGACTTCTGGGTTTCCCCCAGCGGGGAACTGGGGGGAAGTGACGGGCTGCAACTGAACCCGAAGCTTTCACTGAACGATATTTGGGAACACGCTGACTTCACCGTCACGCAAGGACGGGCGCGGCGGAAGTATATGGAATCCCGCATTGCCACGCTTCGGGACATGATGGGAAAGCAAGGCACGCTTGTCATTGACGAAGGCTACACCGAAGCGGTGACATACACCGGCATCACGTGCTTGGGGTTCGCCCCGGCACAGGTCACCAATGACATCTTTGAATACAGCCTTGACTTTGGATACCCGCAAGCGAACACGGGCGCGGGAAGCGGCGGCATCATGCTTGCCCACCGGTTGGAGTTCGGCGGGGCTGGGGAAGCTGACACGCTGTTCATTGACAGTAAGAACATGGTGTTGGAGTTGACCACCAGCGGTGACAGAACGGACTTCAAGGAAGTCTTCCGGGCGGCACCTATCCGGGTTCGTGGTGCGTTGCCGTTGCAGTTCATCAACGTCTTGGGCGTGGTTGACAGGAACATCCCCAGCTTTTGGAGTGTGACGGCGGACAGCCAAGCGTCAGGGTTCTACGTCAACCGGCTGTTGAACCCGGCTGGGTCCGGGTACTTCAAGAGCGGAAGCGGGGCGTTGCCGCGAACTGTTACCGCATACCGTGGAACCTTCGGGCTGTTTGCCCCGGCACGCTACGGCATCAAACCACAGACCACCACCAAGGCACCCAAGACGTGGACGCTTCACGGAAGTGATGACGGCACCACGTGGACGCTGGTAGACACACAGACGGGAATCACCGGGTGGGTGTTGGGCACGGAGAAAACCTTTGACATCACGTCCGCCGGGTGGAAGTATTTCAAGCTAACTGTGACCGTGCTTGACGGTGGCGGAAACGAAATGGAGTTGAAGGAGTTCAACCTTTACCCGTACAGTACATCCGTGTCAGATGATTACCACAGCGCGAACCACAGCCAGCGCTTCAAGATTGAAGACCGCTTCAGGTCCATCCGCTGGGGGCAGGTTGGGCGTGAACGTGAACTTCGCTTCAACGGCGCGGCATTGCTGGGGGCAAGCGAGTTGACAGCCCACCTTCTTGACGTTCAGATTGATGACATTGAAGGGCTTGAAACCCCAGCCTTCCGGCTGGCGTTCGCTTACGGATACGGCACACCGGGAACCTGAACCAATGGCAACACAACTTGAAACCGTGTCCGGGCTGTCCGTGCTGTCCATGCTGTGGGCACCGAACCAAGCCCGTATTCTTCGTGCGTTCCACGCCACCACGGTTGACAGTTCGTCCTTCCTTCCCGAAGGAACCCAAGTCACCTACACTGACCCGGACTTGGGCTTGTGCTTCGTGGGGAAAATCACGGACTACAAGAAAGCCTACAGGAACGGTGAAGGTGTTGAATACCAATGTGCTGACGGTTACCGAACGCTGACAAAAACCCCGGCGGCAATCCTTGTCAACGGAGTTAAGGAAACGCGGCTTTCATTCGTGACCGGTACTTCAATTCAAGACATCATCACCAAGATATTCAACGGAAGCGGTGTGGCAACATACTTGACGGGCGGGCTATACTTCGGCATCACTGACGCTGACACCCCAGCGGTGGACAAGGGGGGTCAGTCCGTTGACACATGGTTGCAGGACTTGCTTGACTGCACCCCCGGCGGGATTGCGTGGGTCAACCCGAACAGCGGCTATCCACAGCTTGACATCACGGACTTCACCACGGCACCGTCTGTGACTCTACAGGTTGGAACCTTCAGCATCATCAACCCGGTTTCAGGGAATCCAATCCTTGAAGGTGGTGACATCGGCAAGTCACTGAACCGGAAATATCAGAAGGTCATGGTGCAAGGATGCGGCTGGTATAAACGCCATGAACTGGAATGGTTGCCGGGTGAACTGTTTTCATCAAACGAAACAGCCGGGGAGTACGAATACCGGTTTTACATTCCGGGCACACCGGGCAAGCGTATCGTGTGCCGGTACATTGACGATGACGGCAACTGTCAAGACGGGTGCAAGGTTCGCGTGGCGCTTGGATTTGACCCGGATGATATTGTCATCAGCCGCACGGTGTTTGACTTTGACAACCCGTCCTTCAAGACAGATGACCAAGGACGCTTGTATTACACGGTCATTGTCCGGGTGGTGACTTACTTCGGTGCGGTTGCTGACGCTGGACCACCAGCGGTTCAGGTGTGGGTGACCTACACGTCAGAAGAAGGACCATTCGTCAAGGAAATCACCAGCACTGACCCGAAGCTTGCCGGTGAAGGAAGCTTCATTGAACAGCATGACGAATTCGTGAAGTACGAAGGTCCGAACGGAACGATTGACCAAACCGCGTTGCTTGAAGCGGTGGCGAACGCGTTAGCCGCCCGGTACTGTGACGCGGCGGATTTGACCGGCACGCTTGGTGTTCACCTTGACGCGCTGTATCCTGAAATACAGCTAGGGTCACCCGTCACGAACTTCAGCAATGCGCGTGTTCAGACCGTTGAATATGACTTCATGCGGCGTTCCATGAATCTTGCGATTAGCACGGTTCCGCTTCGTGAGAACATCAAGAAGGCGAAGCAAGACACGAAGGACGGAACGCTTGAAGGCGGGAACTGGTATCAGCCGCGTGTGAAGTACACGAACAACTGTTTTTGTGAAGGTGGTGTCAACAGCGTTGACGAAAACGGCAACGCGTCAGGTGGACCCGGTTCCGGTCCGTGGATTGGTGGACCGGGTGGCGGACCGGGCAACAACCCCAAGGGCAAGTCTTGGGATTGCAATAAGATGATGATGCCTTGGACGTGTGACGAACGCCCGGACGCGTTAGGTATGTTTATGAATCTGGGTGACTGCAACGCGGTGTGTAAAGAACCCATGTTGTCTTGGAAGTTCGTCAAGTGCGTGGGATGCGTGGCAGCGCAAGGAATGGCTGACGGGCAGTATGAAACCAAGGACGCGTGTTTAGCGGAACATGCACCCGGTTCCGATTACTTCTTCAATCTGTGCAAGTACACATGTGACCGGAACCTTGGATGTATTGGCGGAACAACCGGGACATACGCCACGAAGCTTGACTGTGAGAACAACTGTAAGCAAACGGGCAGCGGGTACGGAAGCGGTGGTGTGGTGGGAAGCCCGCGTTCAGCCCCGCCCGGACCGGGAAGCGGAAGCGGCGGGCGAAGCTTCGGGTGCCCGTGTAGTATGGCACTGAAGGGAATTTCAATCGGTGAAGACGGCACGGTCAAGGGTGTCAGCTTCGGTGTGGTGAACCCACCACAAGCCAGCGCTGGAAGCGCGGGGTACTGTTACGGTGAAAAACAATCCGTCACGCTGTTGAAAGACATCAACATCAACGGTGACGGGACATGGACGAAGACTTTTGTGACGCTGACCTATTGCGGTGACGCACCGTCAGAAACCACGTCAACGGAGTCTTGCGATTGCGGCGGATACTGATACAGCAAGGCAGCGGACCCGCCGGGGAACTGGTGGACATGGTGAAGCCGTGGCACGTTCACGCGGCGGCTTCCATCGGGTACGAATACCGGGCGGACACGCTGGCGCTTGTGCCGGGGCGTCCGCTGTTCTGGGACAAGATAGACCGAATCAACAAAGCGATTGCTGACGCGGCTGACGGTGACTTGGTGGTGTGGATGGATTCCGATTGCATCATCAGGAAGCCCACGGACTTCAACCAAGCGCTTCCCCCAGAAGCGAACCTTGGGTTGGTCAAGGCTGTTGACGGTTGGTTCAACGGTGGTGTTCACATCGTCCGGGTGTGCCCGGCAACACGGGCGTTTTACACGGAACACTTCCGCCGTGGTCCGGTGTTGCCGGATGAACGGGCACGCGAACCGGGCGCAATGGGGCGGGCTGGCGGTGACGATTCACGGACGAATCAGATGTTGCATCGTGGCTTTAACGGCATCGTGGCGCACAGCGTTGAACGGAAGTGGAACTGTTCACGCATCACCCCAGCCCCGCACATGGAACCCCTTGACCGTTTGAAATACCCGCTAGTGGAAGGTTTTCATTGCGAAGCCCACCGGACCAAGTTAGTATTAATGGCGGACCGGTTAGGCTTAGTCCGCAAACAAAACGGATGGAACCCGGCATGAAGATGCAAACCACCCCAACCGAACCACCGCCCCAAATGTACCCGTCAGTGGACGAAGGCAAGGCACGTCCGGGGTGTGAACCGTGCAAGGCGGCGAAAGAAGCCGCCGTGGAACAAGCCAAGGTTGAATCAAAGAAAGCGCTTGGCATCGTCAGCTACCTTTCAGCCAAAGCCGGAAAGCTGGTGTCTGAACAGGTTCAGAAAATCAGGCTGGCGATATGTCACACATGTCAGGAAACCGAAGCCGGAACCACGGTCAGACTGTTCCGCAAGATTGACGAGAAGGATTACTGTGGAACCCCACGGCTTGCGGACTTGCGGAAGATATACCGTGACGAAACGGAAATTGGTTGCGGCTGTAACCTTGAAGACAAGTCCCGATACGATGCCGCACAATGCCCGCGCAAGTTGTGGGGTCCGGGCGCACTGACCGGGAAACAGTTCAAGGTTCAGGTACAGCAAACGCGAATCCTGAAGGACGTGCTTGACGTTCAGGTCCATTATGCAATCAAGCCCGGTGACGAAGCGGACATGACCGGTATCGGTGACACGCTGTCAGCGCTTCCAATCGTTCACGCCGTGGCGCGTAAATGGCCGAACAAGCATGTGAGAATTCGCGTTGTGCCGGGAAGGGTTGAGTGGGCAAAGCTTGGTTGGTCTGATGTGGTCAGTTCCGAAGATTGGTCAACAAACGGTGAATGGTTTATTCGGTTGTTTGTCAACCGGTTGATTGACATTGATGAAACATGGGCACGGCACCCGGCGCACACGTCACTATACACGCGTCATCATGTCATGTGTGACGCGGCGGGGGTTGAAGAACCCATCAGGGACATCGGGCTTTCCCCCAGCAAGGAAGCCGCCGAATGGGCTGCCGGGCAATTCGGTGTTCCCACACAGAAGGGTCAGCCCATCGTGTGCCTGTCACCGTTCAGCACGTCAACGCCCCGGAATTGGCCTTTGCATCACTGGGTTGTGTTGGCGGAAAAGCTGACGGCGGAAGGATGCTTTGTTTACGTTGTTGACCACATACCGGACCGGACAAAGTTCATTCCGTTCCTTCGGTACTGGGGATGGGGTCCAGACCACCTTTGCGCGTTACTGAAGCGGACCAATCTGATTATTGGAAACGATTCGGCAATGGCACACTTCGGGGGTGTGTTGCGAAGACCCACGATTGCGTTGTGTTCAGCGTCACCGGGCAAGGTGGTCTTCGGGTGGTATGACACCGTGCGTGTCATTCAAACCAAATCCGCGTGTAGTCAATGCAATTACATTGCACACAAAGGATTCACATACGCGTGTGATTCCGGGTGTGAAGCCATGTGGGATTTGAAGCCTAGCGTTGTGCTAGGGAATGCCTTGGAGATACTGAAAGGGGCGAAGCCATGAAAAGCAAGTGGGGCGTGTTGGCGTGGGTGGCGTTGATACTGTGTGTTGTTGGTTTTGTTGGTGGCGTGGTGATGGGGATGGACGCGGCGGCACCTGTCACCCCAGCCCCGGCACCCGTACCCGCTGACGGCGGAAGCGTGTTGCCCGGCTGGCTGGTGGCAATCATCAACTGTGCCGAAGGTCTGTTGGCAATGGTGTTCACGTTCTTCTTCGGCTGGTTGATGAAGAAGGCTGGTGACAACGCCACGGAGAAAGCCGCCTTGGAAGCGTTGCGTGACGGCGTGGTCAACACATACCATACGCTATACGCTGAACTGAAAGCGGCTTCCAAAGACGGCAAGCTGACCCAAGAAGAAAAGGCACAGCTACGGACACACGCCATTGAACAGGCGAAGTCATTGGCGAAGGGTTCAGCGCTGGAACTTCTGAAGACGTGGGGCAAGCCCCGGCTTGAAGCCTTGGTTGAACGTATGGTTGCCAAGATGAAGGGCAGCGGCACGGAGTAGACCTATGCGCGTGCGTAAGTGGGTGCGGGCGGGCGGGCGTGCGTGCGCGTGCGTGTGCGTGTTCGCGTGCGCGTGCGTGTGCGTGTTCGCGTGCGCGTGCGGGCGCACCCGCGTAAGCGCGGAACAATGCCCGGCACTGAAGGAATACGCCAAGCGCGAAGGCATCCCGCTAACGGGGAAGGGCTGGCCTGACACCGTGATGGAATACAGCATAAGCCACGGTCCAGCCCTTACCCCGGTTCAACAGGCAGAATATACGCGGTTCCGTGTGAAGTAGAATGTGAAGTGGAATGTGAAAGGGGGAAGTCATGGGGGCAATTCTGGGGGCGCTGTTCCGGGCGTTGCTGGAAGCGGTAGGCAACGTGCTGGTGGGCATCCTGTCCAAGCCTGACACGGTGAAGGCGGACCCGAAGCCCATCCTTGACCGGGTTGTGGACCCGGACCCGGAAGACCTGATGGAACGGTTTGCGGGGGTGCTGTGATGCGTGTGGGCTTGTACTGGTATCAAATCCCGAACGTGGGGGATATGCTGAACCCGTTGATGTTGAAACAGCGTATCTTCCCCAAGCTGGTGACGCTTGACCCATTGGACCCGGTGCCGGTTGACCGGGTGTTGTTGGGTGTTGGTTCCGTGTTGGGAATCAAGGCGCAAACACGGTGCCGCCCATCGGTGCCCCGCATCGTGTGGGGGTCCGGGTATCAGTACGAAGCACCACGCCCACTACCTGACGGAAGCTTGGTCAAGTGCGTCCGGGGAACATGGACGTGTGAACGCTTCCACCTTCCGTTTTCGTTTGCGGTTGCTGACCCGGCAATTCTGGTGCCGCTGTACTGGCCGAAGCTGGGGGAACCAACCAAGACCACCGGAAGGTTCTTGCGGTGGGATGCTCCAATACCAACGGACCCGGACACGCACACCACCCGGATTGAAGAAGACGGGCTTGAAGCGTGGTTGGTCAAGCTGTGGTCATACCAGCGCGTGGAGTGTGACAGCCTACACGCGGCGATTCTGGCGGACGCTTACGGCATCCCGTGGAAGCCGTTACGCTGGGAACCGAAGTGGCTTGACCACTTCGGACAACTGGGAATCAGCCAGAAGCCAACTGACTTCACCACGTCCAACCGTGAACTTCTGGGGGTTCGTGCCGTGCGGTTGCTGGCGCTGGCAAACGAAATCAAGGAACTGATGACATGACCCGGCTTGCGCTGTTGGTCTTGGTGCTGTTGCTTACCGGGTGCCGAAGCCTTCGGGACTTGAACACAAAGGGGGAAACCCGTGACACGAATTCTGACGTGTGTGCTACTGGCTGCCGGGTTGATGCTGGCGGTTAGCGCTTGCGTCTTGGTCAAGCGCGAAGTCCAGTATGCACGGGCAACCAAGTTGCCGGAAGAATGCAAGGGCTTCATGCGGCTGGTTGACGGGAAGGTCACGGTTGCAATCATCAGTTCAGAAGGCGGGGCGGGTGACGTGTCAGCGTTTGACACCGGGGAACCGAAGGAAGTCAACACGCTGGTGAATGGGAAGAAGACCGTGGTGGAATGTTCCGCGTATCTGGTGGTTCACGAACAGGACGTTGCACAGTTCGTCAGGAACACCCAGCGGCTTCAAGCGCTGTTGAAGAACCCGGACATTGCCAAGCTGGCGAAGGACAACGGACTATGATTGACATACTTGCCATAGGTCTTCCCCCAGCATCCACACCGGAACGCGAAGCGGAATACATCAAGTCACTGAAGAAGAACCTTGAATGTCAGCACGTGGCGCGGGTCATGGTGCTGAAGGAAGAAGACGAAGGGGTCAGCCCGGAACGGCTGAAGCTGTTGGACCACCCGAAGGTCAAGACGGTGAATCACGGAAGCCGGGCGCTGTGGTCTGACTACATGAACTATCTGAACGGCATTGCCAAGCCGGGGCAGTTGGTGGGGCTGTTGAACGCTGACACGTGGGTTGATGACACGATGGGAAAGCTGTTTACGTGGCGCGGTCCGTGGGAACGGGTGATGATAACACTAAGCCGGGAAGCTTACCCGAACCTTGGAAGCACTGACCTTTGGTTGTGGAAGTCACCGCTGATTGGTTTGACCAACGTGTCCGAACCGCTGGGGGTCAACGCCATTGACGGGCGCGTCATCGGAATGGCAACGCGTGCCGGTTACGTGTCACTGAACCCGTGTACTGAAATCTACCTTCATCACGAACACACCGGGAAGCACCCGGCGGAAGACAAGCCCCGCCTTGGTCCGCCGTGGGGCTTCAGCTACCTTCTACGGTTTGACCCCACGTAAAAACACCAAAGTCATACCCCCTAGTGGGTGGTCATCAATTCTAAGTAACATATAAAATAATAATATATAATATATATGTAATATCAGACCATGACCATGAACAGACCCCCACCCCTTGGGGGGTCAACCTTGGCGTTTTTCTTTTCGGATTTGGTGTTGACGAACTGCCCGCGTGCGGGTAATATTCTGGTGTGGTTGAAGTGGTGACCACCAAGCGAAGGGGTGAAGACATGGCGAAGAAACTGGACGAACTGAAGAAGCTGGAAAGCATTGAAGACCTGACCGGGCTGCCGCTGACCCCGTATCAGCGTGACCGGCTGGCGGAACTTCAGATGAAGCACGGGACACCCAGCGAACGGGCACGGGCGGAAGCGGTCACGGTCAAGCCCGAAGTTGACGGCGAAGGGCACACGGTCCAACTGTCCACCGGCAAAACGGTGACGGGCGTGTACTGGCTGGACGGTGAAAACGGTCTGGAAGAATTCGGGTGCAAAGAGTGGGACAGCCTGAACGAAACGGAAATCAACAGCCTGTTTGAAGAAGTGGAACGGCTGGCTGACGAAGCGTGCCGGGTGTTCTAACCAAGGGAACCGGGCGGGGCAATTCAGCCCCGCCCACTTGAAGGGATGATGACGATGGAAAAGCGGAACGTGAATACGGTGGTGACGCGCAAGAAGTATCTGGGTCAGTGGATTGACCACACCCGGTTGACCCGCCGTCCGTGCTTCAAGGTTCAGGTCTACACCGTCAAGGGTGTGGCTGAAATCACGTTGGACCCCCAGCGGCTTGACCGGCTGGTGTTGGCGGCAGCCCAAAACCGGGGCAAGAAGTCCACAAGCGGACCGGTGAAGGTGCGGCTGATGGATGCCGTTGAAACGCTGGAACAGGAATACATTGACCCGCCGGAAGCCAAGGATAGGCTTGACCAACTGCGAAAGGGCTGAAGCCCTTTCAGAAAGACCCGCTGGCGGGGTTCCTGACGCCCCCAGCGGGTCTTTTCATGTCCGGGGGTATGGTTGGGGCTTCCCCCAGCCCCGGACCCCGTGGGCAGCCCCCAAAAGAATTTTCAGAAAAGGTGTGGACGAACTGACCGCAAGCGGGTAATATCCTGACATGAAAGGGGTGACGAACATGGACGAACGAACGAAGCGAATGGTGCGGGAATGGCTGGCGTCCTTCGGGGGTGACACGGAGAAGACCGCGCAATACATCCGGCGGATGCTTGGGCGGAACCGGACAAGCACGAAGGAAGCGCGGGAACTGGTGGCGGAAGCGGTGCGGGGATGAAACCGAACCGCAACCATGACGGGAAGGTCATCACCATCCGATACACGGGCGGGATGGAACCGCCGTTCAATTTGACGGGGCGGTACATCCACCGCCCACGTTCCACGGTGTTTGACTTTGCAATGGACAACGGGCGTTCCGCTGTCTTTGAACGGTCTGACTTCGTGGTGGTGAAGGGGTGAAACATGCGATTCAAGAAGATGGAAACGGCGAAGCGTCAAGCCAAGGCGAACGCTGACTTGACCGGGGTTCCGTGGGTGGTCTTCATTGACACGTCATTGTGTCCGAACGTGGAACGGTTCAATGCAAACCTGTTACTTCATCGGGCGGGGTCAATCTTCAAGCCAAGCAAAGGGGGCACAGCGTGAAGCTGAACAAGCACAGCCTTGCCGGGCGCAAGCTGGCGGGCAAGACGGGGCACGTTCGGGTTGAACCTGAAGGTGCCGTTGTGACCACGAACATGAAAGCGCTGGTGGTGGTGGGTCCGCTGGAACACGCGGCACCCGTGCCGGGGGGCTTCAGCATCAAGGCGGAAACGGCTGACCTTCTGGCAAGCATGATGAAGAAGGGAACCGCCACACTTCTTGACCTTGACCCGGAAGACCGGGGCAAGAACCGCCGGGCTGAATTCTTCGTGGATGACCTTGACGGAGAAACGGAACGCGTGACCGGGTACGTTCCCACCGAAGCGTTCCCGGCTTGGCGGAAGATGGTTGCAGCGGCAGCCACCCAAGAACACGTCAGCGTGGTGGTGAACCGCAAGCACCTGTTGGCGCTGTTGGAAGCCGTTGACGCGGCGTGCCCGGACCCGGACCACAACCCGGTCAAGCTGACGCTGTGCCGTGACCGGCTGTTGGTGCGGGCAGCCAACTACATCACCGGGCAACAGGCTGTGGGGTGCGTCATTGAACTTGACCCCGGTGAATGGATTCCTGAAAGTGAATGGGTCAACGGCGTGTTGGACCCGTCCAAAGCGGTGACACGAATTGTGAAGAAGGTGCCACCGGGTACGGGCAAGAAGGTGCCGCCCAAACAACTGAAGCAACTGAAAGGTGGTGGGGCATGACTGTCAAGGAAGCCGCGAAGAAACTATGCGTGGATGAATCCACGGTTCGGCGGTTGTGCCGGTCCGGGGAAATCCGGGGCGAACGGCGCGGGCGGGATTGGTGGATTGAACCGGCAGCGCTGAAAGGGGTCAAGCCCCGTGGCGTGGGGCGTCCACCGGTCTATTCGTCCAAAGCCAAGGCCAGCTAGGCTTTCCCCCAGCGGGGAACCGGGCGAAAAGAATTTTCTGATTTTCCGTTGACGAACTAACCGCCAGCGGGTAATATACCCTTGTCAGCAATGACGCTGACCTTGAAGGGGTGACCCAATGACGAACTTCAGCGGACTTCAGATGGACGCGATTCGGGCGAAGGAAGAAGCGGACCGGCTGGCTTACGAAGCCAAGACCACGGGCGCAATGGTGAACGGTTACCCCGTCACCATCGAAACGCTTCGGAAGGTGTTCACCGAAGTACAGAACCCCACGGGATGGAAACGCCCGGTCAACCATATCGTTCACCGTGACCGGGTGGCGCTGGTGACAGAAGCCGTGGTGTTCTTCCACGGGTCAAGACCCGTGGTGGTTCAGAAGGTGGACAAGTGCCACGTGCTGTTGAAAAACACGGGATACGCGGGCTGAACCAAGCCCATCACCGAAGAACCCCGGCGGGTGTGGTGCCGGGGTTGCTTCGTCAGAAGACCCCGGCGAACCGGGGCAAGGTCCAAGAACGGAAGGGGTGAAGACGATGAACAGGGAACGAAGGGGGCGGGGCGGCTGTCAACGCGGGCGGATGGGTCCGGTCAGGTGTGACCGGGTGGCGCGTTGCGTCCGGGTCACCAGCGCGGGCAAGCGCGTGATGTTGTGCGCCAAGTGTGACCGGACTATCGGGCACATCGTGGGGCAGTCCGTGCCGGTGGTCAGCGTGTCAGTCAAGGCGTTCAGGGAAGCCGGGCTTGAAGCCAAGTGGGGCAAGACCGGACGCGGCACCCCGGTCATGTTCGTCCGTGACCCGAACGCCAGCACGAACCACCAGCGCGTCACGTGGTGGATGTGTGACCGGGGGATGTGGGAAGCTATGAACCGCCAAGGCATCAAGGAAGGCTTCAACGCGTGTACTCTGTTGGGCGACTTGTTCAGCCTGAAGCTGGTGGACAGCACGGGAACACGTGTACGGTAAATCCGCAAGCGGTGCCGGGTGGCACGGTGCCGCCCGGCTTTCAACGGAACCAAGCGAAGGGGTCAAGACATGGCGAAGGAAATGACGGGCAAGCCCGGCGAAGTGTTGGGCATCGTGAAGCTGACCAACATTTTCGGGAAGCGTGCGGCGAAGGTGTTGGCGTGTGCGGGCTTCATCACCGAAGCCCCGGACCGGAAGCGCGGGGCACCCCGGTCATTCGTGTGCAAGCAACTGTTGCCCACGCTGGACACGTACCGGGAAATGGAACGCGTTCACTTCAGCGTCACGGTTGCGGACGCTATCAGCAACGCGGAAGGCGAAGCGGAAAGCCTGAAGGACGAACTTCAGGAATGGTTTGACAACCTACCGGAGAACTTCCAGCAAGGCGACAAGGGCAGCCAGTTGGAAGAAGCGGTCAGCGCTTTGGAAAGCGTGCAGTTCCCCACGCTGCCGGATTGGTTTGAAGAATGGGCAGCGCTGGTGAAAGACCGGAACACGTTCGTGTTCTTCCCCAGTGATGGGAACAGCCGGGCGGACCGGGGAAGTGACGCGGCGGGGCAGTTGCGCCAAGCCGGGGAGAAGCTTCGGGAACTGGGGGAAGGGCTGGAACAGGAAGCCGTTGACCTTCGTGACGATGAAGACGAAGACCCGAAGCGTGAAGCGGCGGCTGACTTGGCGTCAGAACGTGGTGACGAACTGACGAACCTTGCCGATGAACTGGAAAGCGCGGCGGACGAACTGGACGGGGTGGAATACCCCGGCATGTATTAGCCCGGCGGCTTCCCCAGACGCCCCGCCTTCGCGTTCCTGTGACGCTGGCGGGGCGTTCTGTTGGCGGGTGGTGTGTCCGGGTCAACCCCAGCGGGCAGCCCGGCAGCGGGGCAGGAAGCGCGGAAGGATGGGTGAAATTGTTAGTCTAGACCACAAAAGGACTTGCACGATATATCAGAAAATAACGAAAAAGGTGTGGACTAACTGACCGCACACGGGTAATATACCCTTGTCAGCAATGACGCTGACAGCGAAAGGGGTGAACCATGAAGGTCTTCAACTTCACGAACGGAAAGAAATCGGAACTTCTGGCGGACGTGGGCGCGTGGCGCGGAACTGGTGACGGGCTGGTGAACGGTGTCCGGGTTCAGGACTTCCGGGGCTTTGAGTTCCACAACAGCTTTGAAGTCAAGACGTGGGAAGCGAAGGAAACCGTGGTCATCACCCCGGCGGACTTCGCGGCACGGTTCGGCAAAGACGTTGAAGCCGTGTGCTTCTGTATCGGTCACAACCTGACGCTGGACGTGTGGGAATGGTGCTTCTGTGCAAGCCCGGCTTGGCTGACCAAGCACGGCATCACGGGCACCAAGCACGTCACCACGGTTGAAGAACTGATTGAATACTAACCGGGCACCAGCCCACCGAACCCCGCCGGGTGTTGTGGCGGGGTTGCGGTGTTGAAAGGGGTGACGACATGAAGATTCAATTTCAGACCACGCACAGCGACGGGTCAACCATCAGATTTTCGGCACGCATCGTGAAGGACAACGGTGACGGCACGGTGTGGGCGGAAATGCCGGAACGGGTGCGGCGGTTGCCGTTCCCCCCGCTGGGCGGGAAGCGGTTCGGGATGTTCAGGAAGTCCGATGTGGTCTTGGTTCCGTGACCGGTCTTCCACGCGTGCCCGCGTGCGTGTGTACGCGGGCACGGGCGGACGCCCGGCGCGTGTGCGCTGGCGAAGGAAACAGGTGACACGAAAGGGGTGACACATGCCACGAATCACGTACATTGAAAAGCGGTTCCAAGGTGAAAGCGCAGCAATCATCACCAAGGCAAATGAAATCATTGCAGAGTACACAGCGGCGGGCTTCGACCTGACGTTGCGTCAGTTGTTCTATCAGTTCGTCAGCCGGGACATCATCCCCAACACGGAGAAGTCTTACAAGCGGTTGGGGTCCATCATTGATGACGGACGCCTTGCCGGGCTGATTGATTGGAACGCCATTCAAGACCGCACACGCACCATGAAACAGAACAGCCATTGGAACAACCCGGCGGAAATCATCCGGTGTTGTGCGGACAGTTACCGGGTGGACATGTGGGAACATCAGCCCAAGCGCGTTGAATGTTGGGTGGAAAAGGACGCGCTTATCGGTGTGTTGGAATCCGTGTGCGTGAAGTATGACGTGCCCTATTTTGCGTGCCGTGGTTATTCGTCACAGTCCGCTATGTGGCGTTCAGCCCGGCGGGCATTGAAGAATTCACAGGACCACAACCAAGACACCGTGATTCTGTACCTTGGTGACCATGACCCCAGCGGCATTGACATGACGCGTGACGTTGAAGCCCGAATGCGGTTGCTGTCCCATGAATCACCAATCACGGTTGACCGGCTGGCGTTGAACATGGACCAAGTGCGGGCGTTCCATCCGCCACCGAACCCGGCGAAGCTTACGGATGTGCGGGCTGACGGGTACATTGAAAAGTTCGGAAACGAATCGTGGGAACTGGACGCGCTTGAACCCCGCATCATTGCCGCGTTGATTGAAAAGGCAATCAAGGCGAACATGGACCCGAAGCAATGGAAGAAGGACCACACCCGGCAAGAAGCGGACCGTGCCCGGCTGATTGAACTGGCGGACGAAGAAGACAACCGGTGACCCAGCACGAAGCCCGGCGGGAATCACCCCGCCGGTTTGAAAGGGTGAAGACATGACGGAGAAGAACGCGAAGTTCCCCCGCCGTTACGGGAAGGTGAATGCCAAGGTGCCCTACCCGGCGGAACGTCAACACGGGGCGATTTACAAGGAGATGCCCAGCGGAAAGGTGGGGCTGGTGTGCAACTGTGGCGGGGGCTGGCCTTGCCCGCACTACACCCCGCCGGTTGAACCCACGGTCAAGTTGTTCGGTGAAGACAAGACCACGGAAGGAACGGAAGACATGGACCCACAGGAAGCCTTCACGCTGTTGGTTGACGCGTGCCGGAATCACAACATGCCAGCGGTGGAACTGCACGGCATGACCTTGATTCACTGGTTGAACGGCGGGGGCTTTCCCCCAGACGTGAACCCGGCGGACTTGCGCCAGTTGGTCTTGACGCTGACGGCGCTTGCCACCACGTGGAACCTTTTGAACGCCCGGAACGGTGGCACGCCCGGCGGTGAAAGTAACACAAAAGGCTAACTTGAAAATAGGTCATCTTGTAAGTCTTTGGTGTTCAAGGACTTGAAAGATTGTTCGGAAATTCTGGGAAAAGGTCTTGCGGGCACAGTGGAAGCGGGTAATATTCCATTGTCGGGCAGCCATTCAGGCAGCCCAAAACGAAGGGGTGAAGACGATGATGAACGCGAACGGAATGACGGCAAGCCGGGAATGGGCGGAACGCCCGGACGATGAACGCTTCTGGGACATGGCGGAACTTCACGCGGCGACAGCAAACCACAAGCGGCTTTCCGCAACAGCGGTCAGCCCGTGGGATGCGTTGCGTATCACGCTGACGGACAGCAAAGACGTTGCGCTGGTGGGCAAGGCTGGCGTGCCCGCCCGGTTCTCACACTACAGCTTCGGCCAGTTGTGCCGCCACGTGGGGGCACCGGCTTCCTACGTTCGCACGTTGCCCACGGGGCTTGTGGCTGACGTTCTGAACCACGGCTTACGGAACCGGGAGAACACCGGGAACAATGACGCTTCCCTGTTGCTTCGGAAGGGTGAAGAAGGCTACCAGCTTCAGGCGTGCTTGACGGAAGCCTACGGGCGTATCTGGAACGTGAACGTGGTTCAGGCTGCCCAAGTGCTGACGGAACGCGGGTGGAAGGTTCCCCCGGCGCGTCCGCACAACGGCAACGTCAACCGGACCCGTAAGGCCACCGAAGCGGACGTGATGCAGAACCGTTCACTGGGGCTGTCCATTCAGGTTGGTGACACCATCGGACCCGCTGGCCTGTACGCGTCTGACCATGATTTGTTTATGTTCTTGGTTGACGATGCCCACCCGATTGATGACGGCACCGGACACCCGTTGTTCCGTGGCACCATCATCCGCAACAGCGAAGTGGGTGACGCGAAGCTGACGGTTGCGGGCTTCATCCTGAACGGCGTGTGTGGCAACCACATCATTCACGGCTTCCAGTCCATCTTTGAAGTGGGCGTGATTCACAAGGGTGAAGAAGCGTGGGGGCGTGCCCGGCATCAGATTGCCGAATTCGCCATGAAGTACAGTCAGGCTTCAGCGCTGGAAGAACAGTCACGCATTCAGGCAGCCCGCAAGCTGGTACTGGGGAACACCCCGGAAGCGGTCATTGATGTGCTGTTCTCCAAGCGCATCACCACGCGTGCGTTCGCGGCTGTGGCAATCAAGGCGGCACAGGACCACGTTGAAGACCACCACGGAAACCCGCTGTCCGCTTGGGGCGTGGCGCAAGGCATCACACGCGCCAGTCAGACCACGGGCTACGCTGATGAACGGCATGACCTTGACCGGGCAGCGGGCAAGGTTCTTCAAATGGCGTTCTAGTTCGGGGGAACGGGAACGCCCACCGTGGGGGGTGGGCGTTCCTTTGTTGTTTGACGCGGTTGAAAGGGGTGTATCATGGCGAAGGTTACGGAACCGGTGGTCAAGGACTTGGACGCGTTGCAAGGTATCGTTCCCGGTGTCATCGTGGAAAGCGTCAGGTTCACCCCGGATAGTTACGGTGGGGCAGCGTGCTTCAAGGTCAGCGTGGGAACGGACAGAAGCACTATGAACGTGGGGTGGGTCAAGCCCGGAACGAAGTCAGGGGCATGGTTCTATCAAACCCCGTGGGTGGGTGGTCCGCTGGGGTGGTCAACCAAAGCGGTGACGATTCTGACAGCATTGAAGCGAATGTGGACGGCAGCGGGACAGGTACGGATTAGTTGAAGCGCTTGGGGTCCGCTGGGAATCACGTGCCGGGTTGCTCACCCCTTCACGGCATGTACCGAACCCGGCGGACCCCAGACATTCAGCGTTCACCCTACACGGGGGCATACGTGCAAACGTCCGAACATACCACCCACCCGGAGAACGCCCCACAGCGGAAAGCTGTGCAAGCGCTGGGTCATCCCCAGCCGGGCACCCGGACCATGTGGGCACATCAGCGGGCTATGTTCGGTTACACGGTCAAGACCCAACACCCGGCGCTGTTTGTTGAAATGCGGCTGGGGAAGTGCTTGGTGACCATCCGCACGGTGCAGCGTTACCCGGCGGGGCGTGTCTTGGTGGTGGCACCGAATAGCGCTATTCCGTCTTGGGTGGATGAACTGAAGGCGGAAGGTGAAAACGCGGTGTGGGTCAAAGGCACCCGGCTTCATCGGTTGCGGGCGCTGGCTTCACGTCACCGCTGGTATGTGGTCAACCCGGAAGCCCACCGGTCCATTCCGCAACTTGCCCGGTTTGATTGGCTGGCGGTGGTCTTGGATGAATCCACGTTCATCAAGAACCCACGGGCACAGGTCACGCGGTACTTCACGGAACGCTTCCGGCTTGTTTCCCATCGGTGGGTTCTGACCGGCACCCCGGCACCTGAAAAAGACTGGGATGTGTTTTGCCAACTTCAGTTCCTTGACGGGCAAGCGTTCGGGGTCCGCAACTTTTGGCAGTTCAGAACCAAATACTACAGCCCACCGCTTCAGCAAGGTGAATACGATTGGCAACCCAAGCCCGGCACGAAGCGTGCCGTGGGTCAGTACCTTCAGCGGCGGGCGTTCGTCATGCGAAGGCGTGACGTGGGTGTGGAAGCCCACCGGGTATACGAACGGCGGGCGCTGGACTTCACCCCAGAAATGCGGAAGGCTTACACCACGGCTGAAAGGGACTTCGTGCTTGAACACCGGGGCAAGCGGATTGATTCCACGGTGTGGGCAACACAGCGCTTCATCTGGATGCGGCGAATGTGCGGCGGCTTTGTTGGTGACCGGCTGGTGTGGGATGGGAAGTTCAGGGAACTTGAATCACTGGTGACCGGTGAACTTGCCGGTGAATCCGTGGTGGTGTGGTTTGAATACGTGAAGGAACTGACCACAGCGGCGGACCGGTTGCGGAAGCTGGGTGTGAACGTGCGAAGTCTTTGGGGCAAGGTCACACCCGAAGAACGGCTTGACGTGTTCCACGCGTTCCAGCGCGGGCGTGTGCGTGTGCTGTGTGTTCAGCATCAGGTTGCACAGATGGGGGCGAACCTGTCAGCCAGTGACACGGCAATTTATTTCAGCGCACCGTTGCCGTTGTTGGTGCGGAAGCAAACCGAAGATAGAATCCTGAACCTGAACAAGTCATCAAGTTTGCTGTACCTTGACCTTGCGGTGACCGATACCGTTGAAGCAGACATGTTGCAAGCGGTCCGGGCAAAGGGCTTACGGTCCGGGCTGTTGATGAACGCCAAGCTGTGGGCGGCAATAGGGGGGCGGCATCGTGAAGCGTCATAGGATTCTGTTCGGCGGTGGTCAAGAGAAGGAAGGGGATTTACCCAACACGCTGTTTGTTGACCCCGGCTTGGGCGGCACCGGGTGGGCGTTCTTCCCGTTGATAACCAAGCACCCGCCCAAAGCGCTTCCCCCGGATTCGCACGGGTGCTTCAGACCGAAGCAAAGCCATTCATGGGAACTTCGGGCGTGTGAAGTTGGGGCATGGTTCCACGGTCTTCTTCGCGGCACGGGCGTTCAACACGTGGTCATGGAATTCGCGGAAGTGTACCTGACAAACGCTGTCAGCATGTCAGCCGCCCAAAGCGGCGACTTGTTCAAGCTGGTGTATCTGGTGGGCGTGCTGGGTGAAGTCACGCGGATGGAATGCGGGAACGCCCCCATTCTGGTGAAGCCCAAGGCATGGAAGGGACAGTTGCCGAAAGATGTAGTCATCAGGCGGCTTCAGGAAACTTTCGGGAAGCGGTTCCACCAGCACGAAGCGGACGCCGTGGGAATGGGCTTGGCTGCACAGGGATTGCTTTAGACCGGCGGAAGGGGTGACGCGTGGGCAAGAAGAAAAAGAAAGTCTTGACCGCACCGGGAACATGCGTGGTGTGCGGTTCTGACCTGACGGTGAATGAACTTGGCGTGGTCATCGTATGTGATGCGTGCAAAGCGGCGGCACGGCATCCGGGCAAGGCTGCCCGAATCCTGACGGATATTTTCCAGCAACACACGGAACGGCTTGAACAGTTCCTTGCATTCAACGCCCCGTTGCCCGTTGTGGAACAAACGGACCGGGCGCGGTTGCAGGTTGCGAAGCGTCTTGACTACGCGCTGGGGTGCAACTGATGACGCTGCCCATTGTCTTCACCCCGTGGCTTGACTGCCGCCGTTGCGGGCTGTGTGCGTTCCGGCGGAACGTGGTCTTGGGGCGTGGTCCGTGCCCGGCGCGTATCCTGATGATTGGTGAAGCACCGGGCAAGGCGGAAGACAGCCTTGGTGAACCGTTCGTGGGTCCATCCGGGCGCTTGCTTGAAGTAGGGTTGAAGGACGCGTTGCAGCAAGCCGGGCTTGCATTCCGTCCTTCCATCTTCATCACGAATATCGTGGCATGTAGACCAACGGACGAACGCGGCGGAATGAACAGGGAACCTTCACCGGATGAAATCCGGGCTTGTAGCGAACGGGTCTTATTGACCGCTGAAGTGGTCAACCCGGAAGTGGTGGTGTTGCTTGGTGACGTTGCGGCACGTGGGTTCCGGCGGTTTGTGTTCCCCCGTGTTGTTCGCTTGCGGCACCCCGCATACGTTGCCCGCGAAGGCGGAACGGATTCAAGTGAATACGTGTCCTTTGTTCGTGGGCTGACGGAAATGTTGAAGGGGCTGAACATTCGCACGGTGCGAAAGAAAGGGGTGGGGTGTGGCAGTTAAGAAGCTGAAGAAGAAGCCGCCGATGACTGGGGCAAGGCTTCGGGCAATCAAGATGCCCAAGACCAAGAAGGTCAGCGGTGACGTGACCGCTTACGATGTGGTCAAGGCTGGCATCAGTCACAGCACGTTGACAAGCTGGCTTGCGTGTCGCCAGCGTTGCGCGTTCAAGCTGGAAGGGTGGTCACGAATCGCACCGAAGGACGCGGCTGAATTCGGGAAGCTGTTCCACTACTACCTTGAACGGATGTATGGGATGATGTGCGGGGCGTCCGAAGTGGGCAAGCCACTAGGCACGGACAAAGACCGGGAGAAGATGAAGGATTCCGTGGGCGTTTTCACGGACGAATACGAAAAGAAGAACGCGGCAACCATCAGCAATATTCAGGCGTGGGAAGTCATGGCGGCGACAGCGGAAGCCGTGTTCAAGTGTTACGTTGACGTGTGGTGGAAGGATGACACCAAGCGTTATGAATGGGTGGCGCTTGAAGCGGACTTCAAGCAACCGTTCAACGGCGTGATGTTGAAGGGCTACCGTGACGGGCTGTTCAGGTTCAAGGGTTCACTGTGGTTGCTGGAAACCAAGACCAAGGGGCGCATTGATTCCGAACTTGATGACGCCATTTCTTTTGACGGACAGAATTTGTTTTACATCACCGCCACCGAAGAAGAAAAGAAGGAACCGGTTGCCGGGGCGCTTTACAACGTGGTGCGGCGTCCGGGCATTCAGGTCAAGAACGGCGAAGCCCCGAAGGACTACGCTGAACGTGTGGTCAGTGACATCATCAAACAGCCTGACCACTACTTCAAGCGCTACGTCATCACCTACGGGGAGAAGGTCAAGTCGCGGTTCCGTGCGGAACTGACGGCGAAGCTGGACGAATTCCAGAAGTGGCAAGCCGGGCAGTTGCCCACGTACCGGAATGAATCCGCGTGCTTGGGAATCTTCAACTGTGAGTTTATCCAGCTTTGCGGCACCGGTTCCACAGCGGGCTACACGAAGGGGCGGGACTGATGAAACCGGAAACACGAAAAGCGCTTGAAGCTGTGTTTGACCAAGCGGTGACAGAAGACCGTGACCGCATCATGTTGAACGGGTGCAAGCAAGGTTGGGCGCTGTGCTTGGCGGACATGACGGCGGAACTTCGGGCAAGCGGTTGCCGGATGTTCACCGATGAAGGCGTGATGGAACTGATACAAGCCGTGTCCGCCAAGCGTCCATCATCCACCACGGCAGCAACCCCAGCAACGCACCCGCTGGCGCTGTACGTGAAGGATGCAATGCGAACCGAAAGCCGGGACTTCGGCGCAATCATTGACCGGATGTGCGTGACTGGGGAACACGCGAAGCCGAACGTGGATATGCTTCGGTTGCTGCATTTCACGCTTGGGTTGTTGACTGAAACCGGGGAGTTTGCGGACGGGTTGAAGAAGTGCCTGTTCTACGGGAAGCCGTTGGACAAGACCAACCTGAAAGAAGAATTCGGTGACCTGAATTGGTATCTTGCCGGGCTGGCTGACGTGCTGGACGGAATGGGCGTGTGTACTTGGCCTGAAGCCCTTGACGCCAACATCCGCAAGCTGAAGGCACGATACCCAAACTTGTTCACCGAACAAAACGCACTTCACCGGGATGTGAAGCGCGAACTGAACGAAGTGGGGGAACCCAAGGAGAACAAGAACAATGCCAGTCAAACGAATAGCACCGAACCGGGGAAGCCTTCCCCCGATGAAGCCCAAGACGCGGGGAAAGGTAGTAGCTGAAACCGTCACGGAAGGCTTCGCACTTCCAACGGCACCAAAAGAAGTAGTCATGGACCTTCAGGCTTACACGTGCTTGGTGTACGGGCGGGAGAAGTGGGGCAAGACCACCTTTTTCAGTTCGTTCCCTGACGCGCTGTTCTTCAGCACGGAACCGGGCAGCAAGGGGCTTTCAATCTTTGACTTCAACAGCGAAGCCGGGGGCGTCAAGGATTGGGCAATCTTGCGGGCGGGCGTGAAGCTGTTGGTTGAGAACCCCGGTCAGTTCAAGTATGTCATCATTGACACCGTTGACCGGGCGTATGACATGTGCCTTGACTGGGTGTGTCAACAGTTCAAGATTCCCTACCCCGGAGAAGACACGCTTGGACGCGAAGACCACGGCAAAAGCTGGCGTGCGGTGAAGCAAGAATTCACCACCCAGATTCACACGCTTCTTCATGCCGGGTATGGTGTGGCGTTCACGTCACACGCGAAGGAAGCAACCATTCGTTCCCGGCACGGTGACGAATACAGCCGCATTTTCCCCACCATGTCCGGGCAAGCGCGGGGCGTGGTTGAAGCGCTGGTGGACATGTTCTTTTATGGGGAATACTACAAAGTGAACGGTGACACCGTGCGTGTCATGGTGACGGAAGGGGATGAAACGGTGTGGGCGGGTCACCGCCCCATTGCCGGGAAACGCCTTCCCCGGTTCATCCCGATTGATGAAGGCACAGGCTATCAGCGTTTGCTTGACGCGTTTGAAGGGAAGCCCGTAGGCATTGACCCCGGTGCCTTGCTTCCGTCAAAGGTGACAAGCAAGACCGGCGGCGAATTCGCCAAGCGGTCTAGTCTGATGCCGTCAGTGAAGCAACCGTTGCGGGTGGTCCGCAAGGTCACGAAGTAGGACGGGGGAAGCGGGAACACCCGCGAAGGAGTCAGTACAATGGGAAACGGGTTTGAAAACGAACTGTCAGCCATGAACGCATCATGGAAGACAAAGAAGAAGGAACAGCCGGGGCTTCCTGAAGGCATTTACACGATGCGGCTGGTTGCCGCTACGCTTCAGAAAAGTCAGTCATCGGGCAAGATGATGATTCACCGGGAACACTTGGTCATTGACGGACCGATGAAAGGCGAACCGGCGCACGATTACTTGCACTTGGAAACGGACAACGGTCCGTATTGGGTCAGCCAGTGGGTGGAACAGATGGGCTTCCAAAGCCCGGATGACCTGAACGAACTGCCCGAAGTGCTGGACGCAATCACACAGTCAGCACCCACGTACAACGCCCAAGTGAAAATCAGCGGCGACTTCCGCAACATCCGAATCAAGGAAGTGTTGACCACGGACGGCGCGGAAGCGGCGGCTGAAGTGGAACAGGAAGCGGCGGCACCGGCAGCCAAGGCGAAGCCAAGCGCGAAGCCCACGAAGCCCGCCAAGGCAACCCCAGCGGCGGCACCCGGCTTCAGCACGGGTGACGCTGTGCAGTTCAAGGATGACCAAGGCAACGTGAACGTGGGCACCGTGTCCGAAGTTGCGGGCGACATGGCGAAGGTGGACGTTGACGGCACGGAATGGGAAGTTCCCGTTGACGTGCTGGAACCCGCCGAAGAAGCCGCCACGGCTGACCCGAATCAGGAAGCCTTGACCAACTTCCTTCAGGCGCAAGGCGTGGAACCCACCGGCACCACCATTGCGGAACTGGTGGCGCAAGCGAATGAATACGAATGGGATGAAGCCCAACTGACCCCGGATGAAGTGGCGCTGTTGAAGGAATTGGGCATTGAATACAAGCCCAAAGCGGCGGCACCCAAGCCCGCACCGAAGGCACCCGCCAAAGCCGCCCCGGCTAAACCGGCAGCGGCGAAGCCCACCGCCAAACCCAGCGCGAAGCCCACGGCTGTGAAGCCGAAGGCTGCACCCGCGAAGGGCAAGGGCAAGAAGTAGTCAGCATCCGTCAAGGTGGTGTGACCCGGTGCAAAGCCGGGTCACACCGTGGGGAAGGTGTGGGGTGGCACCATGATTGAACCGGCGATTGCTTATGACGTTGAAACCACGGGGCTTCACCGCTTCCAAGGTTCCCGAATGTTCGCGCTTGCCACGTGTGACGGTGACAGGAATTCCGAAGTGTGGCGCGTTGACGGGAAGCAACAGGTGGAAGGAATGGCGCGGCTTCGTGACTTCTGGGGGAAGGACCAAGACACACCGAAGGTGATGCACAACGCCAAGTTTGACCTTGCTTTCACTGAACAAGCTGTGGGCTTCAGCCTTCAAGACCACCGCATACACGATACATACATCATGTCACGCTTGGTTCAATCGGACCACTACAGCCACGCGCTTGATGATGTGGCGTGGGACTTGTCCGGGTTCACGCGTGAACATGACCGGGCAATTAAGCCGTACATCCGGGGGAACCGGAATTATGAAAAGGTGCCGCCGCACTTGATGCGGGCGTATCAGGTGGCGGACGTGGAACGCACACAGCTTCTCTATCAGTTCTTCTACCCGAAGATTGCGGCGGACCCGAAGCTGTTGGACGTGTACCGGGTGGAACTGGAACTTCTTTGGGTCACGATGCGAATGGAAGCGCGGGGGATTTGTCTGGACGTGGGGCGGACGCTGAAGCTGATTGAAGAATTGAAGGTCAAGGCTGAACAGGTGAAGGAACGCGTGAAGCACCGGGTGGGGAACGCCACGTTTGACCCCGGTTCACCCCAGAAGGTTGCCGCGTTGTTGTATGGGGAACTTGGTTACCCGGTGCTGAAGAAGACCAAGGGCACGCGGAAACCCAGCACGGACAAAGACGCGCTGTCACAGTTGCACGAATTCAAACAGCACCCGGTTCTTGATGACATCATTGAATACCGGTCATGGGTCCGGGGGCAATCCACGCTTGCCAGTTACATTGACTTTCAGGACGAAAAGGGGCGCGTGCATTGCAACATCAAAACCGCCGGGGCAGTCACCGGGCGTGAAGCGTGCGCTGACCCCAACCTTCAGAACGTGGAAAAAGAAGGCCAGCTTCGGAACCCGTTCCCGGTTCCAGCCCGGCGCTGTTTCCGCCCAGCGGTGGGCTTCGTGAACTTCCATGTGGACTATGCGGGTATTGAACTTCGTATCCTAGTCCACTATTCGGATGACGCCCGGATGTTGGAGTGTCTGAACCACGGTGACGGTGACGTGCATTCATTGGCGGCTTCGGTGTTCTACGGAAAGCGCTTCACTGAATGTGTGGACAAAGACACGCGGAAGACGTTGAGAAACGCGGCGAAGAACGCCAACTTTGCCATTCCATATGGGGCATCAGCGGCGAAGGTTGCGGCAACGCTGGGGCTGGGGCTGGCTGAAGCCACAAAGCGCTATGCGATTTACAAGGCAACCTTCCCCGGACTGTCCGGGCTGTCCAACACAATCGCGGGATGGGTGCGGCGTGATGGATTCGTGAAGACCGCGTTCGGGCGAATCATCCACGTGCCCAAGCACCAAGCATACATCGGCACGAACTACACGGTGCAAGGTACAGCGGCGGACGTGCTGAAGCGTGCCCAAGTCCGGTTGGGTCCGTGGTTGGAGAAGGAAACCGGCGGACGCGTTCAGATGATTCTTCCCATTCACGATGAACTGATTATTGAAGTTCCGCGTGACATGCTGGGGGAGTGCAAGGAACTGTTCCGGGGCATCAGGCACGAAATGATTCGGGACTTTATGCCGCCGTTGAAGGTTCCGCTTGAAGTTGAAGTGGACTACACAACGCGGGATTGGGCAACCAAGACCCACTACCCGTTAAGCGCGTGAAAGGGGGGATGGAATGGGGCGGATGCAAAACAACACGAACAAGGTGTTGCGTGGCGAACTGGCTGACCTGATTTGCCACGAAGCCGGGATTCAACGTCCGGTCAAGGCGAAGGTCACGGATGGTATCTATCTGAACCGTCAGGAAATGGTTGAACTGTTGGCGTTCGTTCAGTCATTGAAGCGGCGGTTCATCAAGCACAAGCAACGCGTGGGTGAAGTGGTGCCCGGAATGACGGTTGGTCCGAAGGTCAAAGGCAAGAAGCCGGGAAGGCTTTTCCAATGGCATTGAAACAGAAGACGGACCCGCTTGAACAGAAGGTGTCAGCCTTCCGTCAACACGGGGTTGAATTCCACAAGCTGGCGGACGAACAGGCGAACGCTGATTGTCCGTTCTGTGGCGCGGAACGGAAGTGGTATTGTGACCCGGCTTCACGGCTGTGGGATTGCAAGAAATGCGGACGGCGCGGCAACCTTGCGGACTTCCTGACACAGCGTCACACCCAGTATGAAACCGAATTCAAAGGGGCGGTTGCAATCACGCTTGGGAAACACCGGGGCTTGACCATCAACACGCTTCGGGCGTGGGGGATTGGTTACAGCCCGCTGGGGGAGTTCTACAGCATCCCCACGTTCAAGGTTGCCGGGGGTGACCTGTGCAACCTTCAGCGGTACTACCCGAACACCAAGCGGACGCTTGCCACCAGCGCGGGCGCTGTGGGCTGGATTCTGCCGAAGGAAGGGCTGAAGGGCACAAGCAAGGTGTGGGTGTGTGAAGGCGCGTGGGATGGTATGGCGTGCTGGGAAGCCTTGCGTGCGGCGGGTGTGGGTGATGACGTGGTGGCGGTTGCCGGGGCGAACGCAATGCCCAACACGTTCAACCACCTTGACCAAAAAGACGTTCTGTTGTGCTTTGACCATGACGGGGCGGGCTTTGAAGGGTCAAAGCGGGCACACAACATGCTGAACGGGGTTGCCCGCACCATGTCCTTCCTGCACTGGCCTTCCACGCTGAAGGAAGGCTATGACCTTCGGGACTTTTACCATGAACTGAAGAAGGACGGGAAGGCGTTCGTGACCGGGTGCCGGAAGATGCTAGGGGGCGGGCTTCCCCAGTGGGGAACCGCATCCATCCAACCCAGCCCGGACGGCGTGGCTGTGGCATCACCGGCACCGGAGTCAACCGGGAAAGGGCTGCCGCGTGCTGATGTGCTGAAGGCATACCGGAAGTGGTTGCACCTTCCCAGTGATGAACCCCTTGATGTGCTGTTCGGTACGTTGTTCGGAAACCGGTTTGACGGTGAACCGCTGTGGGTGTTCTTGGTTGCCCCGCCGGGCGGGTCCAAGTCCGAATTAATCATGTCACTGATTAAAGACCCGAACACATACGCCACCACGTCATTGACCCCGCACAGCCTTATCAGCGGGGCGAACTTCGGCGGGGGTGACCCCAGCCTGATACCCAAGCTGAACGGGAAGGTGCTGGCGGTGAAAGACTTCACCACCATCCTGTCAATGAATCAGATTGCCCGTGACGAAATCTTCGGGGTGCTTCGTGACGCGTATGACGGGCGGACTGAAAAGCACTTCGGCAATGGAGTGATTCGCCGCTACGTCAGCAAGTTCGGCATCATTGCGGGTGTGACCCCGGCGATTGAACAGCACAGCGGGGCGGTACTGGGTGAACGGTTCTTGAAGTACACGATACCAACCGTCAACACCTTGCGGACCGGCACGGCAACCATTCGTCAAGCGCTGGACAACCTGACACATGAAACCGTGATGCGGGAAGAACTGACCACGGCGGCTTTTCAATGCCTTGACATCAAGGTGGACCGGCTGCCCACCGTCAGCGTGACGCTGAAGGAAAAGTTCATCGGGGTTGCCCAATTCGTGGCGGACATGCGGGGCATGGTGGTTCGTGAGAAGTACACGGGCAACGTGTGCTTCAGACCCACAAGCGAAGTGGGCACGCGTCTTGCGAAGCAACTGATGAAGCTTGCAATGGGCATCAGCATCTTCAAGCGTGAAGCCGAAGTGTCAGCGGAAACCTTCCGCACCGTTCTACACGTGGCGCGTGACACGGCACCGGACCGGGTGCAAGACGTTATCAAGCAACTGTTCATTCGCTACCATGACGGACAGCACCACGGAACCAAGGCTATCAGCGATTGGACGCACTACCCCCAGACAACCATTCTTCGGTTGCTCCAAGACATGGAACTGTTGCGGCTGGTGACGCGGAACGCCAAAGGTGAATACCGTCTAAGCCGGGCGCTGGGTGAACTGATTGAAACGCTTGGGCTGTACGATACGGAAACCGTGTGGTTCCAGCAAGCCCAACAACGGAAGCGCGGAAAGAAAGCGGGGGCTTGACCATGCTTCAGGTGACAAGACGCGGAAAGGTTGTGTGGGTCCGGTTCAGTACGGACTTGACAGACGCGGGCACGGACGAAGGCAAGGAAGTCAGTGACGCCGTGGTGTGGTTCCGGCATGAATGCCCGGACATCATCAGCGCTGACCTGATGTGCCGGTACTTGGACACCCGGCTTGACAAAGCCGTGGAGAAGACCCGGCGGACGGAGTACCTGAAGGGCTACACGGACGGACGCGGGAAGAAACACCGGGCGTGTGCTTGGCCTTGCTTCCTTGAACGATAGGGGTGACCCGTGCGTGTTTGCACCACCAAGAAGTATGAACAGCCGTGGCTTCTTCCGGGCTGCCGGTCCAAGAAGATGACAAGCCCACATGAAAAGACGTGTGTGGTGGGCGGCATCTTTGAAGAACTGACGGCGGTGGTGTTGAAGGGGTCACGGTTGCAGATTGATTCAACGTATGAATGTTGCCCGGACGTGACCAAGCCCAACACCGTGATTGAATCCAAGGCGTCTTGCCGCACGTGTTTTGTCATCCATGAAAACCAACTGGTGAACTACCGAAGGCTTCACGAAGACCATTTGACTTCCGTGTGGTTCGCGCTGTGGCGTTACCGGAAGGTGGACGGGCTGCCGCCCACGGACGTGTTCACTGAACAGGTGGTTGCCGGGGTCCAAGACCTGTTCTTGGTTGACTTCCCAGTGGTGGAACGCTTGGCGGACTTGGCACCCACCATGTACTACATTCGGCACCGGGAAGGACGCGTTGCATACCGGCGGGTGGACAACCGGGCGCTGTCCGGGCTGTACGCTGACCCGGAAGGATTCGCGGGCGAAGGTTTCAAGGTCACCCGGCGGACCGTTCGGGCAACCATCAGCATTGACGGGGTGAAGCACACCACACCACGGTTCCGGGTGGTCAGCGTGCTTGACCCGTTGCCGTTCTGAATGGGGTGAACCATGAAAGTCATCATCCTGAAGGGTGGTCCGCTGGACGGTGTAGCCCATGAAGTTGAATATGGGTTCCCGATACCGGACCGGCTGGGGCTTCCTGATGACGAAGGAACAGCCCGGCACTGGTATGCCACGTGGACGGACCGGAAGCACGCGGGCTACATCGGAAGCGAACCGATTGACAAGCCGAAGCCCGGCGGGGTGAACCGTGGGTGACCATGCTGACGATGCGGTGAACGAAGCCCTTGATGCTTATTGGGATTGGGCACTTGATGACGAACCTGAAAACACGTTCGGTGACCGGCATTGCGTGCGGAAGTCACCGTTCCCGTTCCACCCGTGGCACGCACAGCCCCGGACCATGAACGCACTGAAGGCAGCCATTGACGCCAAGCGTCAGAAAGGGAAGAAGATGCCACCGCCCAAGAGAAAGCCGCCCACAGCCCAACAGGACGCAAGCGCGGGGCTTCGGGTAGTCAAGGCGGACTTGACCCAGTTGACCAAGAAGCTTCCCCCAGCACGGAAGCCGGTGCCCGGTGCCGGGAAGACCTTGATGGAAGTGTTTCATGGGTCCGGTGCCCCGCTGGGGTCACCCGCTGAATTCCCTGTCAGCGTCACCGGGCACACCCCCAGTGACGAACTGACAACCTTGGTCATCGGGGCAGCCTTTGACGTGATGAAGCCCACCGCCAAGGCGTTCCCATCCATCCCGTTGACCACGCTGAACGGCGCGGAAATCCGGGCAGCCAGCAACGGGCGGTTCGTGTACTGGTGGGTGGGCGGCACGCTGTACGCGTTGCGGTTGGATGACGTGACGAACGCGGTGTTGAAGACCCACGCCAAAAGGGGCGGATGAAAACACCAAGGTTTGGTGTGGTTTTCTTTCATAGTAGGTTCATAGGGGGGAAAAAGACCAATATACCAAAGGATGCCCCCCATATAGGGGTATCCGGTCTATTTAGGAAATAAATAAAATAATATAATATATAATAAAAGGTATAAAAGATAATGATAGATAGGACCACCCCCCTACTAGGGGGTCAGGTATTGGTATATTGGTGTTTTGTTCTTGACATCGGGAAGGGGGTGGATAAGGTGCCCGGAATGCGATATTCAGCATGGAACGGACCCCGTGAAAAGTACGTGCTTCGGAACGCCGAAGACCCCGAAAGCCTGACCGTGTGCCTTGGCATTCGGTGGGACACACAACGGCTGATGATTGGCGGACCCATCGGCATGTTGCGGACGGCACGTAACATCATGGGGCATTATCGTGAATGGGAAGAAACGGAATGCGTGGATGAAGTCAAGACCGGAATAAACGCCGGGATGCGGTCACCGAAGTTCAAGCTGTACTACCGAAGCACAGCCAAGACCCCAAGCACACATCAACGTCACTGGCGTGAACTGGTGAAGCGATTGGAACAGGGGTGGGTTCTGATTCCGGTCAAGTCATTCAACCGGTTGGTGGGTTGACCATGCCTGATGAATACGTGTGTGGTTACCGTTGGAAGGTGACACAAGTTCACCGGGCGTGCCGTGACTGCCGGAAGGTTACGCGAATCCGGGTACGGCTGAAGGGTAAGTTCGTTCCGCTTTGCCCGGAGTGTTTCAGCCCAAAGATTCACATGAAAATCATCATGCAAAGGTGACCACATGGCAGTCAAGAAGCTGGTGAAGGATTGGAAGTGGGCGTCCACTTTCAAGATGCCCTACGGGGTCCATGCCGGGCGGACGCTGGACAGCATAGCGTCAGATGATGACGGGCTTCGGTATCTTGATTGGATGCGCGGGGAGAAGGACGCCGAAGAAGACAACGGAATGGTTGCCCAAGCGTTGCGGCTGTACTTGGATGACCCAACCATAAAGCGTGAACTAGGGGGATGACATGGCGAAGTGTGCCCGGTGTGAGAAGCAACAGGGAACCGTCACGTGCATGACGTGCCTTGCCCGGCTGTGCAGCGGTTGCGCTGACCGGTATGGACTGTGCCCGCGTTGTGAAGCGAAGAAGGAACAGGAAGCGAAGGACGCGGCACGAAAGAACCGCTTGACCAAGACAGAGAAGGAAGCGGGCGTTCATGGGATGACGAAGGAACAGCGCCAGCAAGTGGCGAACATGATTTATGCGGAAACGCAACGGATGCTTCTTGCAATCACCGGGGAACTTGTCCACATGCCGTTGGACGCGTTCCTTGCCCGGATTGACCGAAGCGAAGCCATTGCCCCGTTGATACACCCGGAAATCTACCTGAAGGGAATGAAACAAATGCAAGCGGTGCGTGACATCGGGCGGGCGTTGAACGGTGCGGTGGAAGAACTGGAACGCGTGGTCATGGACGCCCCGGACACGATGGAAGAAACGGACGTGTGGCCTAACCTTCGGGCGTTGAAGGAATTTGTCAAAGCGAAGCGACAGGCGAAGGAAGACCGCAATGCCGCGAAGAAGGAAGCCGCACCGGAAGACAACGGAAGTGAAGCCGGGGAGAATAGACCCGCGAACGGGTGAATGGGTTGTTCACGTGGGGCGGGTATCTGTGGGGATGCCCGTTAAGTGCTTCGCGTGTTCGTGCTGTGTGCGGACGGGCGAAGTGTGGCATTGCAAACAGGAAGGGGTGCGCTGTGGTCATCTATCATCATAATGACGCGGATGGACAATGCGCGGCGGCTGTTGTGCTGTACGCGCTGGAACTGGACGTGTTGGCGGGTGACGATGACGTGACGTGCCGGGAACTGGATTACAAAGACGCGGATGCCGTGGACTTTCAGAAGCAAGTCAGGCGTGATGAACACGTGGTCATTGTAGACTTCAGCTTCAAGCCGCCCAAGTTCGCGGAACTGATGGAACGCACACGATACGTGACGTGGTGTGACCACCACCGGACGGCGGCAAACTATGACTATGCGCGTGACGAAGGGAACCCATACGGTCAACGCATCAAGGGCTTGCGCGACTTCACGGACAAGGGTTTGTGTGGGGCTGAAGTGACGTGGTGTCACTTCATGGAACGGATGTGTGTGATTCCCACAGCGGTTGTTTTGCTGGGTGACTATGACGCTTGGCGGATGCGTGACCCGGAACACTGTCTTCCGTTTTACGAAGGGTTGAAGCTGGTAGACACGGACCCAGAAGGAACGCTGTGGCCTGTGCTGTTCACCGAATCATCTGATGGGCGATTGGGTGACCTTGCGGAAGGAATCATCAAGAAGGGGTCAACGGCGATTCTGTACCGTGACCGATATTGCGGGAAGATGCGTACCAACTTCGGCGCAATCACGAAGTGGGAAGGGCTGACGTGTTACGTGTGCAACATCGGGCTGTTCGGGTCCAAGGGCTTCGGGGAACTGATGGACCTGTTTGACGTGTGCATTTCGTATGTCCATGACGCCAAGACCGGGCGGTGGAACGTCAGCCTTTACAGCCTGAAGCGTGACGTGGGGCAGTTGGCGAAGAAGCACGGGGGCGGTGGGCACGCCGGGGCAGCGGGCTTCACGTGCGAAGCCGCACGGCTTCCGTGGTTGGTGGGGGAACTGAACCAAGAAGCCAAGGCTGAACGCTGCATCACGCGTGACAGCGAAGTGAAAGGGGGCACGCTGTGACCTTCACCGATGAAGACCGATGGAAGAAGCTGTTGAAGGACGCGGAAGGCGACAACTACGGCAAGGCAATCATGCAGGTTGCTTCCCAGTGGGCGGACCTGATGGAATCCCAGATTGACAAGGGAATCCCGTTGGGGTCCGTGGCGTGGGTGCTGTTCAAGCTGGCGAACGAAGGGAAAGGGCTGTCAGGCTTTCAAGCCGGGTGTGCCGTTGAAGCGCTGGTGATGTGCTGGAAGCACGGGGAAACCTTGCGGCTGTGGTGGAACGAAGCGAACGAAGCGGAAGCGCTGAACGAAGTTGCTGGCGCTGTGGCGGACCCGTCAGCCTTGGGGGTGCGTGCGATATGATGGACCGCGAACGGTGGGAAATGGTCAAGGTGGTGTTCGTGTGGGCAATGCCTTGGCTGGTGATTGCGCTGGGGCTGGCGCTTGCCTTCGCGGGCTTGGTGGCGTGCATCGTGACAAGGGTTCGGTGAAGATTCCATACGCGTCAGGAACCAAGATACTGCCCTTGGTTCACCCGATTAGCTGGCGCGTATGGTTTTTTTTTTGAAGGGGGTGACCGGTGCAAGTAGGTGACGTGGTGATTCCGATTCCCCCGGTGATGCTTGCGTCAGGAAGCGGGTATCACGATTGCGCTATCGTGGTTCACATGACACCGCTGACGTTCGCGCTGTCATCCGTTGACGGTGACATGGTGTGGTTGCGGACCATTGAACCCGAAGACGTGAAGGCGTTGTGTCAGGCTGACGCGAAGCTGGTGAAGCGCTTGGTCAAGGCGTTTGAACTGCGATACATGAAGACGGTCAAGGTCAAGAAGCGTTCAAGGTAGGGGGTGCAACGTGAATCCAAAACATGCCGCGTTGTTGTGCTTGGTGGTTGGGCTGTCCTTCGGGCTGATGATAGGGGCGTTGCTTCCACGTGGGCGGACGGTGCAGCCTGAAGGAATGATTGAACTGACAAACAGCTTGAAGCGTCAGGCGGACGTGTATCGGGCTGAAGCGTCCTTGTGGCGTGCAGCGGTTGACGAACGTGACGCCATGTGGGGCAAGCGCGTTCAGGAATTAAAGGATGCCGCGAAGAACGCGGAACTGAACGCGTGGAAGAAGGTCAAGGCTGAACTGGAAGCGCTGAAGCGCTGAACGAAAGGAACGCACATGGAACGGCTGATTGACATGGAACTGACGGCGGAATTCCACACGGCTTGTGTGAAGCGCGACAATGAAGCGCTGAAGGTGCTGGTGGATAAATTGGGCAATGCGCGGATTGGATTTATGAACGGGGTGGACTTCGTGGACAGTACGAACTTCTACACGGACCGTGACGCAATGCCTGTCTTCACCCCAGAAGGGGAGAAGTGGGAAGGGTGGCGCGGGGATTTGGTGTGGCGTGAACCCACACCCGAACCGAATCATTGCACGCGTTGCAAGCAACCTAATTGCCCGTCACGGGAAGCACCGGCTGACGTGAATTTCTGACGGTGATTCGTCTGTGATTCCTGTGACTTTTTCATGTATGTATAGGTTTGTATGGGCGTGAACGTGGCGCACAGGGGTTCCGGGCGGCTTCCGGGGGTGCTACTTTAAGTTTGCTTCGTGTCACGCTTGCGGGTAGTTTGTTATTGAACCGTGGGCGTGACACATGACCAAGACGAAGAAGAAGACCAAGACCACCCACCTTCCCACCCCATCACCGGGGCACATTCTCCGTGACAAGACCTTGACCGCTGAAGCACGGTTGGAGTTGCAGCGCAAGCGGAACGCTGAACGCATGACGCGTCACCGTGGACGTGAACGCAAGGTCAAGAAGCTGATTGCCGAAGGGAAGCCAAAGGCGGCAGTCAAGACCCACTTCGGCATTCATCAGACAAGCCGGGCACACGGGGTCAAAGAAGAATTCCATTCACGAAGTCAGTTGCACATGACAACACAGTTGCGGTGGTTGCTGGGGCAGAAAGACCCGGACGTGCCAACTGAAACGATTGGACGCCAGATAATCAAGACCGCTGTGGATGCCGCGAAGCGCGGCAACTTCATGTTCTTCAAGGAAATCATTGACCGCATTGACGGCAAGGTGCCCGAACGGCTGATGATTGACATGACTGAACGCATGGTGAAGGACCAAGCGGCGAAGCTGTGTGAAACCATCTTGGAAGAAACGGAACGTGTGTGCCGGGAGTTCGTGCCCGAAGACAAGCTGACTGAAGTGGTGGTTCGTATCGGTGAAGCGCTTTACAAACGGCTGTATCAGAAGAACCCGGTGACATCCTTGGTGCCGGTCAGTGGGGGCTTGGTGCTTGATGCGGTCACACCCCAGCAACCGGCAACGGAACCGGTGGCGGGTGACGTGACCCCCGGAGAAGGGGAAGCACATGGCGGAACCACATAGCCCACGCGTGTTCCGTGTGGCGTATTTCTTGGATGACGTTGAAGTGCTGACAATGGCGGCACCCGTCACGGACGCACTGGCGGGGATGCTGGAACACGTCCAAGGCAACCACGTGTTTGAAGACGTGGCTGACGTGTTTCACATGGAAGCCGGAAGCGTGCCAAGCCGGGCAACGCTGGTGCGGTGGTTCGGACGCATTGAACGGAAAGACCCGCATGAACGAAGCACAGGCTGACGAAGTGCCGGAACGGATGCCCACAGCCCCGGCGCGTGACATCACGCGGAAGCAACGGGCGGAACGCATCCAAGCTATCGTGGACGAATTCACCGCCCGGCTGTTAGAAGAAGGGTGTGACAGCGTGCGTGTGTTCGCCACGCGTCACAGCGGCGGGGAAACGTCACGGTTCAGCGCTGGGTGTGGCAACCTTTATGCACAGATGGGCGTGTGTCTTGAATGGCTGGAAGAACAACGGACATACGTGAACCTAAACGCTGAAGCCAAGTGCAGCGGGGAAGATGACGATGGATGAAGTTGCTGTTCAATCCATGCTGAAGGGTGTGTTCCTGAAGGTGCTGAACGCACACAAGACCGGACGCACGAACGTCCTTGCATGGGGCAAGCGCTACTTCCCAGACTACTTCAGCAAGCCGCACGGGCGTCACCATATCCTGATTGCTGACCGCTTCCCGGTGTGGAACCACAAGCGCAACATGCGGGTGGTCATCGTCAGCCCACGCGGTTCAGCCAAGACCACAGAACTGACGTTCCTGTTGCCGATGTGGGCTATCTGTCACGGGCTTGAAAAGTACATCATGCTTTTTGCTGACACGAACGCCCAAGCAATCAAGTACCTGAAGGCAATTCAGCACGAACTGACCAACAACCCACAGCTTGCCGATGACTACCCCCACGCGTGCGGTGTGGGCAAGGAATGGAATACTGACGGCATCCTAACGCGTAACGGAATCCGCGTTGAACCGCTGGGAACCGAACAGAAGGTTCGCGGGCGCAAGGAACTTCACCGCCGTCCTTCACTGATGATTATTGATGACCCCGAAGGCGATGATGCCGCGTATTCGTCAGCCCGGCGGGAAAGCGTGTGGGATTGGGCAACCAAAGGAGTGTTCAAGGCTGGTGACCGTTCCCCAGAA